CTGCTAATTTATTAATAATACCAGTACTTAAAAGTCGCATAATAATATTATATCCTATAAATATTGGATTGAAAATTGCTAGAGTTTTTACCACATTATTTATTCCAACAAATACCTCTTTTATAAGGTTTCCAATAAAAGTATAACCAAAATTAATAGACTGTATCAGTGTTGTTAATAATACATTTTTTCTTATTGCATTGTCTATAGGGCTTAATACAAATTCTATAGCATTAATAGACCATACAGCAGAAGAAAATTTAGCAATATCTAATTCCTTATTAACAACAACATTTATTATTATTTCTTCAAGTAATGCGGCAAGTAATAAAACTTTATATGCACTACCAATAAGACTATTATTAGTATATGCCGTAGTAAATGAATGACCAACTTCATGTAATAGTATTGCTAATATTTCTCTATCTGTAAACTCTTTTCGCATAATTAATCCAGAAGTTATGTATGTAGAGACACAGTATATATTATTACTTTTAAATTTGAAACCTTTATCACTAACTTCTAATTTCTTTCCTGGATTAATTATATCTAGTCTATTAGATACAGGCATAGTGAATGCATTAAATGTTCTATCTGGCAGAATATTTAATGTAAAAACTCTAAACCCAAACATCTTTTCAATCTTTCTGCTAAGTTCCAATACCTCAGGCATTGAATTTGCTTTTACTACATTTAGCATAGTAAGTTTAGATCTAATTACTGTTACGAGTTTCTGTAATTCTTGAATCTCTGGAGTCTCGCCAAAATATACTTCTTGTATTATCTGTTGCGATTCTAATATTTGTTTTGCAGCATCTGGCATGTATATACTCATTATTGTACGCTCCTTCACATAGTTTTATTTAATTATATGTTTATCATGAAAACATATAATTAATATAAATAAAAGGAGGTAAATAAAATGCCTAAAGTAGATATAGAGGTAATATTAAAAGAACTTTACCCCAAAGTTAAAGCAAAGGCTACTCCAGCTATGCTTAAGAATTTTAAGAAATTAATGGGAGATTTTATCGAGACAAGATATATACAGCTATATGACATAGCTCCTTGCGATAGAATAGTATTTTCTAAGGAAGATGAATTGAAATTTTTTACAGCTATAGATATATCTGAAGAAGAGGTTGATGATATTATAAAGAAAACCTATTATGGAAATATATCAGCGTTCAGACCAAAAGCAGCAAAAGATCCATTTACAGTATTATTACTGACATTTATTAGATATCTTATATTAGTAGATAAAGACAAGAAGAATATAGATTTAGCATTAATCTATATTTCATTCTCTGGAAAGTTCTATCCAAGTATTCATTATGGTAGTTATCCAACATTCACTCCATCTGAATATAGACATGTAATGGAATATGTTGTAAATAATGAGCTATCTCAAAAGTATGATATTAAAAGAGAAGGTTCTATTATAAAGGCAGTTGTCTCTGTAGCTAAAACATGGATGGAAACATATATGGATAGAATCAAAGACTTTAATGATGAAGATATAGTATACCTTATTCAACAGCTTCATAATCGAATATCTTCGTTTACTCATAATATAGCTGAAATATATTATGATGTATATGAGAATAAAAAAGATTATATGACATATGATTCTGACAGTATGGATGAAGAAAATTATAGATTAGCTGATAGTGATTCACTTATGTTAGAACGTGCAGTTGAATCTACAATGATTATGCTTACAAGTTCTAATGTAGATTATGCAAGATGCAAAACAGCAGCTAATGGTAGAGTTAAAACAGATGAGTTAAAAGGTATTATAGAATCAATACTTCAAGATAGTAAAAATATACCATTAATGCGTGAATTAGTGACATCTATAATTGCAGATTACTTTACTGTAAGTAAGACTAAAGATTTAAAAGATCAAAACTTTTTAGCCACAGCAATGACAGCTAAACCTAATAGTAAGAATCCTAGAGTTGAAAGACAAAAAGAGATTTTAGAAGAATTTTTAGATGTCAATTCACCAGCTTATAGAAAAAAGAAAAATCGTTTAGCTACTAAATTAGCATATAATAAATCATTGCATTATTATATAATACTAACAATACATAAGGCTGCATAGAAGGAGTTGACTAATAATGGCAATAACAAAAGCTGCAAGGGATAGAAGTGAAAAATTAATATATGAAGTAATGGATGCCCTTGATAAAACTAAAACCAATTCAGATGCATATAAAAAACAGTTTTCTAAAATGGATGATGCTGCATTTGAAAAATTATTTAAAGGTAGATTTCCATTAAGATTTTATACAGATACATTTAATATAGAGCCAAAGCAACAAGATTTAGAAAGAGCTGCAAAGGTTTTAAAGATACCTTTATTAGAAAAAGTAAATCTTCCTCATATATATAGAAATGAAGAAGGTGTAGCAGTACAATCTAAGATCTGTCATGTAGGTTATATTCATATTAAGAAAGTTCAGCAATTTCTAACCAAAAAGAATAGTATGTCTACAAATATAGATTCTAGAGATATGAAAACTGGTTTGCTAATTAATTACGATAAAAATGGTAAAACATCAGATAAAGAGGCAGAGGCATTAATTACCATGGGATTAGATGCAACAGTTGCAGAATTTACAGGATTTAAAGCAGACTCAATTAATGCTAAAAATATAGCATATAATACTATAAATACCACTGGGCAGTTAAGTCTAAAAGATATTCCTTTTGATCAAGAGGATTCTCTAGCTAAGAAATTAATGGATGTATATATGATTGGTGCTATGCTTAAAACTAATGTAATTACCGATTCATATTTATTACCATATTATGCTAAAGAAAAGAAAAATGCGGTTCAGAGAGCTTAAAGCTCTCTGAATTTATTTTTTAATCCTTGGGTAACAGTATATTAAATAATATTCAATGAGGTGCCTATTATGAAAATTTTAGAATGCTCTACTAAAGGAGATAAAAGATTCTCAGCATTACATGCAAAGGTATCTGTTAGTAACAAAATAGATACTATAGAAAATTGGTATCAATTAAGTAAATCATTTAATGACGTAAGGCCAAAAGATTATAAAGAAGCCAAGTATTTACAGCATAGAGGTCATGAAGTAACATCTATATTTATAGGAGGAAAAGAATTACCTCCAGTATTTCTTACACAATGGTATACAATACTATGGCTTGGATATCTTGATAGTAATCCAGACCTAGTTGCATATGCATCTACTTTTGATGATTTTACAGATTCTTTCTGTACACCAGATACTATTAATAATCAAGCTAATATAATAAAAGCTTATATAAAAGATAGACGTAGTTTGGTAAATAGTTCAATTGGTTTAATAGATATATTATTTCCAAATAAGGTACCTCAGATATGATGACTAGAGTTGTTAATATAAACAGTGAGTCTTATGATGTATATATTGGCAGAGGTAGTAAATGGGGTAATCCGTACAGAATTGGTATTGATGGTACGAGAGATGAAGTTATAGCAAAATTTAGAAGATACATAATGAATCATATGTCATTAATGAACTCGTTATACGAACTTGAAGGTAAGGTTTTAGGTTGCCATTGCAAACCAGAGGCTTGTCATGGAGATGTATTAGTATCGTTACTCGATGATTTATCAACATTTATTTAAATTATATATTATATAAATGTAGATATAAATTTTAACTTAAGGAGAAAGTTTATTATGAAAGTACAAATCAGTTTTGCAGCAAATACAGATTTAGTTGCGGTAAAAGAACGTTTAATTGAATTGGTAGAGAAAACAGATTATGAATTCGTATCTTGTTTCTTACCAAGACATATAGTAAAAGAGAAAGGGTTTACAACTGATATAGTTGATATGCTCGATGAAGTTTTAGGAGATCGTCATAAATATGCTGGAATAGCAATGGAAAATTTTGATGATTTTATGGCAAACATTTATCAACTTAGATTTACTGTAGGTAAATCTGTTGATGTTGTATATCTTATCGGTTCTGGCATTGTTGGTGGAATCAAAGATGAAATCAATATCGCATCAAATGGTAAAATTATTTTATTATAAAAGGAGGAAATAATATGGCAGAGGAAATTAAATATGGCATTATTAATGAGATTGGGGATATGGGTCTTGGTTATGATGATCTCACTCCAGAAGAAAACAAAAAAGTAAACGAGGCTGTAGATAATAAGCAGACTAAAAAAGATAAAAAAGAAGAGCGATAAGCTCTTCTTTTTAAATTTAGGAGGAAGTAAAATTATGACAGAACGTAACGATGGTAAAAAATTAAATGCAATAGAAGATGCCCTGAAAAGTGGCAGCTCTCAACCGAAAAGTGTAGTCGAGACTTTTGAAAACAGAATAAGGGAAATAAAAAATTCCAATTATACAGAGTTACCTCCAGAAGAAAATGAAGATATAGTGGAAGACTCAAAAGAAACTACATTAGATGATTCTAATACCAAATACTATGAAGCAAGGGTAGGCGAATCTATTAGATATTTAGAACCATCAGTGTTAAAAGTTGAAAATTCCAAAGCAGGAATTACTTTTAGAGTAAATAAATTTACATTAATACTATTAGTAGTATCAATGTTTGCATTAGGATTTAAAGTTGGCGAGTATATGACTAACGCCGAAAATACAAAATCTAGACTACAAGAAATACAAACGGAATATGATAAAGTAGGAGTTGTATTGGATGAATTAACTTTGGTTAAGGAATCCTCAGCAGCCCAAATAAATGAGCTTACGGAAGTTAATGCTAGTTTAAACGAACAATTAAATACTAGCAATCTAATGGTAGTGGAGAGAGATAATATTATCTCTCTCTTTACTCAACGTGAAGAATTATTTGATAAGTATGAACATGCATTATATTTTGGTGATAAAAGAACCGATATAACTTATGATAAATTAGTATTTGGAATAAATGAAATGAAAGAAAGAGGATTAGATCCAGACCTTATGTTTGGATTGTTTAAATTGGAATCTGGATTTAGAGAAAAGAGTTTTAGTAAACTATCAAGTGCTAGAGGATTTGGTGCTTTCTTAAAATCAAGCGGAGAATTTGTATATGAAGAATTATTAAAATATGGTGAATATAACCATGATATGGCATTTGATGGTTATATAAATATGGAAATGACAGCAGAGTTATTAGACTATAATATGAAGAAATACGATGGAGATATCATGAAATCATTGATAGCTTATAACGGTAATGAATTAGGTCCAAGGTACTATGATATTATAGATACCTTTTTAAATACAGAAACTAATAAAACTTTAGCAAAAATGGAAGATGAATATAAGATAGGATTATCGACGAATGGAGGCTAATAAAAATGAAAATTATGGAACAACAGGTCGAAGAGATATATAATGATTTTAAAAATTATCCTTATAAACCTGGGATGTCAATTAAAGATACCATTAAAGGTAAAGGTGTTCTTTAAAGCAGAATCTATTACTGCATTTTTAGGATATGATAACAAGCCAGAAGATTTTATGAGATCAATAATATCATCATTAAATTATGATGATATTAATGTAAAAGAACTATGTAACACGCCAAAGAATATACTATATATTTATACAGATTTCACCAACCTATGTAAAAGATCCTAATACAAAAATAATTCTATTTGATTTAGAGTATATTGTAGAAGATCCTAATATCGATATATTTAGCAATAGACTTGAAGTAAATATGATATTAAATAGAATGCGTCATCGGTATATGCAATAGAGATATATCTATTTTTATCTATGATAATTATAGGAACTTTCAACAAGTCGGATTTTTCAAATATGAAAGATATACAAGAATTACATATATTTCAACTACAGTATTTACATGTGATATAAACGGTACTAAAATAATTAAGTCTGAAGTTGCAGATATAATCAAATTATAATATAATAATATATTATATAAATGAAGTACATTAAATAAAAATTTAAATATGAAATTAAAAGGAGATTATTAATTATGGTAAAATTTATTGGTATCGGTGCATGTGGAAACAAGGCTATTGCGGATTTGGTAACTAACAATGTTATAGCTAAAAAAGATGCACTAATGTTAAACAGCACAAAAGATGACATTCCAGTTGACTTTCAAGACATTGCAGTCAAAGTTGGTTCAGGTCTTGGTGGCTGCGGTAAAGAAAGATCAAAAGGTAAAGAAGTATTTCTTACAGCAATACAAAAAGATCAATTAGATCATTTAGATGAATTCATCACAACTGCAGATACAGTATATGTTATAGCTTCATCAGAAGGTGGAACAGGTTCTGGAGCAGCACCAGTTATTGCATCATATTACAAATCAGTATATGGTATTGAAGTACATATTGTAGTATTTACAGGATTTGAAGATGATGCAAGAGGATTAGCAAACACAATAGAATTCTTCCAAGAGATTCCAGAAAACACTGTTGTACATGCTATCTCTAATAAGAAATTCTTAGCTGAAGCTAATGGCAATAAACTTAAGGCTGAAAAGAAAGCAAATCAGCATTTAAGAAATATGATTACCGTTTTGCTAGGTTCCATGATAGTTAATTCTGATCAGAATATTGATGAGACTGACCTATTCAAGGTTGTTAACACTCCTGGTTACTCTATTGTAGAAACAGCGATTATTAATAGGGAGATTAAAAATCACGAAGCATTTAACAAATTATTATCAGATACAATCGATGGCACAAAAGCTATCGATATAGAAGATCCAGCATGTAAAAGGATTGCATTTATTCTTAATATAAGTGACAAGACTGCAGATGCTATAGATTTTACATTTGATGTAGTAAAGCACAAACTTGGTACTCCATATGAAATATTCTATCATGTTCAAAATGAAGGCGATGCTGAATATGTATCAATGATTATTACCGGTATGGATATGCCTACTACTGAGCTTAAAGAGATTCATAAACGATATCTTGAAGCTACTAGTAGGGTTAATCGAGAAGTTGATATATTCTCAAAAGTTGTTGGTAGTATGCTTACAGATAACAACGAGTTTAATGTTACAGCAAATACTTCCAAACCTAAGATGGATAAATCTGCATTTCTAAATGGCTTTACGGAAACCAAAACAAATGATGTAGTTGTTAAAAAGGATGCATTTAAAAAATTCTAAGGAGTGGTTACCAATGAGCGGATTTGAAGAGGTTCTTCGCCAAGTTAAAGAAGAAGCTAAGCATGTAAAAGAAGAACAAAAAACCAAAATCAACTTAAGAACAAATCCTGCATTGAATGTCAGCTATGCAAAAAATATGATAATTTATCATATAGAAGAATTAGATGATAATGAGTTGCATGATTTACTTAGGCAATCCTACAAGCTATTATTACAAGATATATTCGAGAAGGATGAAACATCCTATCTAGATGTAATGATTAGCGAAAGATTATTAACTCAGTTTATACGAGTTATAAATTCTGTTAATATCGATAATCTTGAAACTATGTATTGCAATAAGCTTGCATATGATTATCTAACAAGGAGTAGTAAAACTGATGGTATTAGAAAATTAATGCTAAGCATGTCTAAAGCAGTTAATAAGACGATGATTTCACAACTACACTCTATTGGGTTATCAGATGAAATATCATCATACTTGGCATTATCTAGATCTAGCTCATTAAAAGAATTTGTTAATGTTAGAAGAGTAAATCATATACTCTTGAACTATAGTGTAGATATGATGACACCTCAAATGATAATTAATATATTTGAGAAATTATTTGATGTGTTTTCTGATTTATTCTGTGCTACAATGTTTGATGTGTATGAAAGAGAAGTCCTTCATAACATAAGTTCTGATGCTAGTGAGATTTATTCAAATATAAACCTAGCATTGGTAACAATGCTAGAAGGGCAAGAATCTCAAGTTATACGAAAAGTATTTCTTTCATATATTGGAAACTATTCGGTTAAAGATTTTACCGAAGTAAGATTCCCAATTAGATCTTTAGCTGTAGCGGATTTTAAAAGAATCCTACAAGTTGTTGATGATCTAGAAAGATATGAGATGCTATTAGTGCCATAAAAAAATAATAAAGAGGAGAGTTATCTCCTCTTTATTTTTTTATCTATACATACTTGTAATGGTACTAATATTTATTTTTTATATATTATATAACAATTATTTAATAAACTATAAAGGAGGAACTATATCATGGTAGATATAACGTTTTTAATATTAACGATTTTATGCGGAGCATTTTATGATTGGATATTTCAATTAGAATGGGTATTTAATAATAAGAATAATATGCTGTCAAAACGATTTATAAGAATTTATACATTGCATCTACATTCTGCAGTATATGCTACACTTACTTATCTTACAGTATCTGTGTTGATTGGACATGGATTACCTTTGTATGTTTGGGTGGTATTATTATTGTCTCATATATTTATAGATTCAAGACTTCCTATAAATGCCATACTAAAACTTAAAGGTATACCTGAAGAAGATTATTTGAATTGTGATCGCTATGGATATCTAATTACAAATGTAGATAATAGATTACATGAGTTAGTAATAATTATTTTAGCGATATTAGTATAATATATCGAAGGGAGAAACACAATGTCAATATTAGCACAAAAGTTTAGAGAAAAAGTTTCAAAAATGAAAGACTATAATATGAAGGTTGAATCAGAGGCGAATGTAGGTTATTCAACAGGATTCTTGGTATTTGACTTTCTAAATGGTACAATGATTCATGGTAAGGACGCTAATGGAGAACCAAATCCTTATTACTCTATTGGTATAACTGATGGTTCTATGGTAATGATTATTGGACGTTCTGGTTCTGGTAAGACTACTTGGGCTGTACAAGCTGCTGCAAATATTGTGAGAAAATATACTACATCATGTATATATCATGATGATATTGAATCTGGTGTATCGCACGACAGGATACGAACATTAAGCAAATTCAGTCCTGATAATATTAAAGATAGATATATTCATAGAAATACTGGAATTACTGCAGAGAATTTCTATGAACGTTTAAAATTAATCCATGACCTTAAAATGGAAAATCGTTCAGATTATGAATATGATACAAAATTATATGATGAGCATGGAAATAGAATAATCAAGCTAGAGCCTACGGTATATCTATTAGATTCGCTTGCATTATTAATGCCATCAAAATATACAGAAGAAGAAGAGATGTCTGGGCAAATGGCAGCTACTGCAGCAGCTAAGATGAACTCTGCTTTATTTAGAAGAGTTATTCCTTTGTTAAAGAGCAGTAATATAATTCTTATGATAATCAATCATATCAATCAAAATGTAAATATCAATCCAATGGCACCTAAGAAAGCTCAAGTATCATACTTAAAACAAGATGAGACTTTGCCCGGTGGTAATATGGCTATATATCTTTCAAACTTAATGCTTAAGTTTGAAGATCATAGTAAGCTTAAAGAAGAAGAGACTTTTGGTTTCTCAGGAAATCTTGTTAATCTATTAATAATTAAATCTAGAAATAGTAGAGCCAATCAATCTGCTACATTAGTATTTAATCAGGTTGAAGGTTATGATGCTGAACTATCGATGTTTATGTTGCTTAAAGAAGCAGATAGGATTAATGGTGCTGGTGTAGGTTTATATTTAAGAGATAGAAGTGATATTAAATTTAGGCAAAAGAACTTTAAAGAAAAACTTCGAGAAAATAAAGAATTTAGAGATATCTTTATGGAAGAATGTAGAGAAGTTCTAGAGACATTATTAACAAATTCTCTAAAATCTGAAGAGACTGAAGAATTCAATCTATCAGATGATATGCTATCTCGCATCGCATGTTAAATTAGTTTCTAAATATATATTATATATCTGATAGTATTTATTTACTATCAGATATTTTATTAAATCTAGGAGGGTTATTAATGGCAAAAAACATTTCATCATTAGGTATAATGGAAAAAGTAGAAAATGTTGCACAATCTGTAACAAAGATAGAAAAGATATTAGGTAAAGGATTATTACAGCCATTCAACAATACCAATTCAGCATCTAGAAAGTTGATGTATTCTTCTCAACTAGAACAAATATTACCAATCATGGATTCAGATATTCCTGATGTAACTACAGGGTATGAAGTAGAATTTGCAAGTTATGCTTCATCTTTAATTACCGCAGAAGAAGACTATGAAGTTATTGCAATAGTTCCTAAATATTTGTATGATGAAAAAAGTCATTATACTATGGTAGTTAAAACCTCTGATAATCGTTATACGATAATCGAACGTATCGGATATGGTCATATATCCGAGTCTTATGGTTATATTTTAGATAATCGAGAATTAGATTGTTTAAATGTTGGAGGGCGAATAAGAGCCGGCAAGACTGTACAGAAGAGTCAATCATTTGATAAGTATGGTAATAGACAAGATGGGGTAAATATGCGAGTAGCATATATGGCCCACAATAAAACAACAGAGGATGGAATAATAATTTCAGCATCTGCAGCTAAAAGGTTAGCTTCGCCATTTGTTCATCAAATTTCTGTAGTAATAAATGACAATGATATACCTTTAAATTTATATGGTAATTCCGATATATATAAATCATTTCCAAATGTTGGTGAAAATATTAAAAATGGAATACTATGTGCTATACGAAGGGACAGAAAAGAAGAAAGTTTATATACACAATCATTTAATAGACTTTCTGAAATAATGATATCTGATGAAAAGTATCCTGTATCAGGTAAAGTTGTTGATATAAATATTAGATGTAATAATCCAGAAGGATTAGAAGCATCTTATTATAATGGACAACTAAAACACATCTATGATGAAAATATGGATTACCATAGAAGATTATTAGATGTACTAGATCCAATCATGGAGAATCCAGATAAATGTAGTTATGAATTAAAGAAACTCTTTATGCTTAGTGATAAAACATATAAAGGCGTAAAGCATATGAACGACAAAGTATTCTCTAATACTATATTAGAGATTACAGTATTACAAATTGACGAACTAGCTGTAGGGGACAAACTTACAGATAGGTATGGTGGAAAAGGGGTTGTATCTGAGATTAGACCAGATGAACTCATGCCTCAACTTAATACTGCAAAATCTATAGATATCATATTCAATATCTTTGGTTGTGTAAATAGAGAGAATCCAGGTCAGTTATTTGAAGTTAGTACTACATCTATGTCTAGTAGATTAGTAGACTTATTCAGACATATTCAATATAATCCAGGAAGTAATACTGATGAGCTATTAGAGATGTATTATGACTTTATGTCGCAATTCTCACCAGCTATGAGTAACTGGGCTAGAAAATATAATGAAGATATATCTGACGATGAGAGAGCAATCTTTATGGACCACATAATTGCAGATGAGGTTATAAAACTTACATTAGAACCAATTTCAGAATCATTAAATGTAAATGCTCTAGATCGTATCTATACTAAATATGATTGGATGTGGATGGAGCCCTATACCATGACAGTTCCAATATTAGGCAGCGATGGCCAATATAGATTCGTAGAAGCAAGAAGAAAAGTATATTCTGGTAGAAAATATATTCATAGACTTAAACAATATCCTAAGGATAAATTTAGTGCTACTAGCTTATCTTCAACTAATATACGAAGTGAACCAACTAAATCAAAAGCTAATAAAAATTATAAGTTTCCATATACCAAAACACCTATACGATTTGGAGAGATGGAAACTGGAGACTTTGAGCATATTGATGTATTGACTGTAGTTAAAAATCTTATGCTGCATTCTAGTTCTCCTATAGGAAGAAAACAAACTAAGAATTTATATACCGATGATCCATTCAATGTAAATATAGAATTAACAGACGATGCTAGAAATAGAAACGTAGAAATTCTAAATGTATATTTGAAAACTATGGGGTTGAAGTTGGTATTCAAAACAATCGCAAAGAAATTATATACACCATTCACAGTTCATCCATTTACAATATCTAACCCTGAACTTACCTATTATACTCCATTTGAGATAGAAGGTGCACCAGAAGATGAAAAGGTAAATGCAGTTTGTTTAAAGAATGAAGATGGATTATACTGTCCATTTTATGTAACACCATTTACAATAGTATAAATGAGTATATATTATAATAGTAGAAAGGAGTGTGATTTTAGGATGAAATCTAAAAATTATATCGACAAAATGCTATACGAGATTAAAGATAGGTTATTACTAGGTGACCTAACAGCAATTCTCAGCTCTAAGGTTGTAGATGATATTAATCTACGATCCGTTGAGATTATACAAAAAAGAGACCTAGATAAAATAGAGATTGATGAACTAAAACTAATATTAGAAATATCTAATATCGTTTATGAAAACTCAATCAAAGACTGTCCTTTAGAAGACGGAATATATGATTTGTTAATAGAATTATATAGAACGTATAATCCTAATATACCTATAGGTGCACAATATGTGGATTTTCAATCTTACGATAATGCTGCAAACTTTATCGAGAAAGAACCATATGTACCTTTTACTATATTAGAAAATAGGGATAATATGTTATTTGATAAGTCTATATTGGGAGAATCCTATGCCATTCCAATAGACTATCAAATACAAATAACAAGATCGCCATTTACGATAGATGGCAAAGAACCGCAAATTAAGTATGAGACAGTAAAGAAACGAATTGTTGGGGAATCTATTCATGAATACCCTAAACTTGTTGGGACTTTGGACAAATGTAAATTTGTCCTTAATTCCCAAGCAGAAGAAAAAGGTGTACTTAAAGATCCAACAGTAAAAATCTTTGAACGCGATTTTATTCATAAGCATATTAATATGGGAATTATACATCCCACAAGCAGAATAAAATTAATGTTAATGCTTAAGTATGATGGAATATCTGTTCCATCAGAAGTGTCAAATAGAGTCTTATCGGCTACAACTAGAGGAGATACGACAGATAATGTTGGTGCTGATTTAACACCAATACTTAAAGACTATCCCTTCCCAAAAGCTTTTAAGGCAGGAATACCAGATAATAATATATTTGGTATGAAATTTGAAGCTATAATGACGTATGAAGATTTATATAGATTTAATATCTTCAGAACAGATAAAGCATCAGATTATAAAAATGCTAGAACAGCAATAATAGGTTTATTTGGAGCGGGAGATGCGCCAAGCTATAGAGATTTTATAACTCTAGTACCATTGGCTACATCTATCGAAATGGATAGACAGACTGAAGCGGATTTTATGAACAAGTATTATTCTACTAAAGAATCTTTACGCTATGAAATAATTGAAGGTGATCTTACCGAGATAATGTTTATGGTCAAGAGATATGTAGAAGAAGCAGATTACATGAGAAGTTTTATGCCTTTCATGTATGATGGAGTAGTTGTATCATATGTCGATTTAGACATAATAAATAAGTTAGGACGTATTGGAAGTATTAATCAATACGAAATAGCAATAAAGTTTAACCCTATGAAAAAGCAAACGACCTTTAGAGGTTATACGTTTAATGTAGGGCAAGATGGAACGATAACACCAATGATACATTATACTCCAGTAGAATTTTATGGAACTATACACCCTGTATCTAGTGGACATTCGTATAACAAGTTTAAAGAATTAGATCTGCATATAGGTGATATATTAGACATAACGTATGTAAATGAAGTTATGCCATATGTATCTAAACCAGATAATTCATTTAATGCAGAAAATGCTAGAAATACACCAGCTGTAATATTCCCAATACGATGCCCTGAATGTGGCATGGAATTGATAGAATCTGAATCTGGTAAAACAATGTTATGTACTAATATGGAATGTCCTGGACGTACAATATCTAGGATAGTAAACATGCTTAAAAAACTTAACTTTAAAGATTTTGCAGAGGAAAATCTACGCAAAATTAATAAGTATAGTTTAGATGAACTTATCAATATATCTATTGAGGATATAGAAGCGATCGAATTCGGTCCTTTAATTAAAGAAAAGTTTATTGAAAGAATTCAAACTATGAAAACCGAACCTACAGAAGATTTTAGAATTGTTGGTTCACTTGGATTTAATAATATAGGACGCCGTAATTGGAAGATTATATTAAATGCAATATCATTAGAAGAAATTATTAATGATACAGCTGAAGTATTAAAGAGCAAACTTACATCTATTAAAGGTATTGGTAAATTAAAGGCTGATACTATAATAGAAGAAAGATCTTTCTTCATGAAAGACCTAAAAACTATTTCAAATATGAACAATATTATACGTACTAAAGGAACTTATCTAGGCAAATCTGTCAGATATACTGGTGTGCGAAATAGTGCTTTAGATGAAATATTAAATGATTTAGGATTCGATGCCGATGGAGAAGGTTCAATTACTAAATCCACAGACATTGTAATTGTACCGTATGCAGGATATCAAAGTGCTAAACTTTCCAAGATATCCGATACATGCATAGTCGTGCCTATAACTGATATTATGGCAAACCCTAGTAGCTACTTATAGGCAGAAAATTAAATGTTTACAATGTATTAAACATTTAATTAAAGTGTATTATAATTATATATTATTAATATGTATAATTTTAATAATTATATCAAAAAACATAATAAAAAGATTCAGAGGAGGACATTATGAAGTTAATGGAAACAAGTATCCCAGTGCAATTTACAGAAATTATTAAGGTGAGAGCGTTCAGTATATCCCCAACATTTGTTGAGCCTATTTATCAAATCGCTTTTACAACTATCGCGCATTTTCTTCAGCTTACTAAGGAGAAGAAAAAAGTAGCATTAAAGATTTTTGATGAGAATGGAACATTCTTATTTGCAGCTGTAACTAATTATCATCCTAACGAAGATCCAGAAATGCCAGGTAACTATACCATGGAATTCACATTTGATGAAGATGATCTAGACGGAGCAACCATCTATCAAGATTCAGATCAAAACTTTATAAAACTTTTAAAGCATACTGCATTTGACATTGCAAACATGAACTTTAAGTTTGAAACCGATGTACTTGCTATGTTCCGTTACGCGTACAAAGCTTTACATGATTGGTTAAAGGTTAATACTGGAGAAGTAGTTGCTAGCACGTTTGTAGCTTCTGCTGGTGAAGAAGAAGGCGAAAGATTTATGTCTATCGTTCCAGATGGTATTCTGAAAAGATTAATCAAAGATGATGCGTCATTAGAATCTGACGTTTCGGCATAAAATACTAGTAAACCACAAAACTTCATATGAATTAATTTTCATATGAAGTTTTCTTTTTTTAATTAAATAAAAATGAGGTGATAGTAGATGGATTTAAAGAAGGCTAAAGCTGACAACAAGATATATGAGGTTGTCAAAGAGGATGAGTTTGTAAAAGCAAAATCAGGATTTGCAGGAGCTACACTGGCTGTGGAGCAAGGCGAATTCTTCTACCCTGAAAGAAATATGGAAGATGCATTAACAAAGAAGCCAGGAATCTACGATTACGAGACATTCTTTTATTATGAGAAACCTACAAAACCAGAAGACATTGAAGAGTTGTCTATAAATAATATTATAGATTTCAATGGCAAGAATATAAAAGATATTATATTAAGTGATAAGTTATTGAAAGATAAGGAGCGCGAAATATTAATATCATCCGATAATATAGACATACTTACAATATCGGATAATGATGAACCTGAAATGAAAGGTCTTAAACTTGCTATAAATGCCAAAAAGATGGACATAGATACTTATGAAAGTAGATTTGGAGCAAACTTCAACAATGATAAAAGATTAATTACTAAGAATACTATAAGTATGAAGAAACTTAAATCTATATGTGAAAATTTAGATATTAACGTTAAGATCGTACTAGAAGATTCTAATGATAATGTAGTTAATCCTATTGGAAAACCAATAGAAATATATCTAGTAAATGGGGAGAGTGAATAATACTGCATGGATCAATCTAAATTAGTATACGAATACTCAAAGGCCACGAGAGGTAAATTTAATCAAGAATTATTAGACTTCTCGCATAATGACGAAAAAACTATAAATGAAATTATAAACATAATACGTGTATGCCAAAGAGATAGAGTTTACTCTATAAAATTAGTAGGATATTATATAATGGAAGATCCTATTAAAATAGATATATATCTAAAAACATATACTGATATTAGAACCAAAAAGACAACAAGAAAAAACAAAGATAATATGTATGATTATATACAATTAAAAGATACAGACGTTGTATTATTAATCGTTAGATATTATATTGAAGCTAGAGGAGAATCTAAAACAATAGAGGTTCCTATAGCTATACCAAAAACAGTTAACAAATATTATTATAGAATCGATGGTAACTGGTATTATTCTATGTACCAGATAGTAGATGGTTCTACTTATAATAACTCTGGAGTTAATAGTAAGAAAAGCACTATTACACAAAAGACAGTATTTCAACCTATAAAAGTCTATAGAGAAATACTAGATTTAAAAACACATAATCATGGTAAGAAACCTGCAACGGTGTATAAGACAAATGTATTTACAAAACCTTTATTGGGAATGGTATATATATTTGCTAAGAAGACTTTATTGCATGGATTAGATTATCTAGGAATATCTAGATGCATTAGTTTCTCAGAGACAGCTCCTGTTGATGATGATACATATGCATTTGAAACTGGCAATGGTTTCTTTGTAACAACTCCCAAAATGTTATATGACAAAGAACCATTTATTCAATCTGCAGTTTATACTATAGTAAAATCTATTGGTAAGCAAACTCATTTTGAAGATATATTTAAAAATGATTATTGGCTTAAAGTATTAGGCTATACTTTTAATAATAAGTATAGTATTGAAAAAGGTATGGAATTATGTTATTCTCTTGAAGGGTTATATGATATAACTACAAGGGAGACTATTAATTTGCCTGATAATCAAAAAGAAGATATCTATGCTATCCTTAGATGGATATTTAGAGAATATTCTCAACTCAAAGTTAAGGATAATCTTAATATTAGAGCTAAGAAAATTAGAAAGTCTGCCTACATAGCTTCAATATATGCAATGAAGTTGGCGACAGGATTACATCGTATATCAAAGCAAGGTAAAAATGTTAAAGTAGAAGATATTGAAACTATGCTTAATATTGCACCTATGCATATAGTAAAAAATGTAATCAAAACAAAACTTGTCACATATCGAAATGCAGTTAATGATATGGATGCATTTGTAGCATTAAAGTATACATTTAAAGGACCTAGCGGTATTGCGGATAAATCTGCAGCATCCGTTCCAGATTCTTTAAAACTTATTGACCCTAGTATGATAGAAGTTATAGATATGGACACCTCTAGTAATTCAGATCCTGGATTATCTGGTATGTTGGCTCCATATGCTAATATAAACGAAAAGGGTTATCTAGATGGAACGTATGAAGAACCTAATACTTGGGAACAGGATTTCAATGACCTTATGAACCAATATAATGATATCAAAGGTATAGAACAAGTTCTTAAGTTTAAACAATTATCTGGCGATCATACACCTATAGAAGAAGAACAGATTATTATTGATACCTTGAATACTTTTAAAGGTATGGGCGATACTCTACAAGAAGCAGATGCTACAGAAGAAGTTATATTAAGACAACCATTCACCATTACATATGGTATGGACTTATTAGATGGATTCATATATCTGGATGAAGACTCGCAAGGAGGAAATTAATAATGATTAATAAAGGTTTTGGTTATTTTCATTTCTCTAAACAACAACTAGACGAAAGAACAGTTGCTGAAGCTAAACTGGGTAATAAGTATTACCCAGGAACTGTAATTGTGAAAGGTAAAGAAAAATCTTTCACGGATATTATAGCAACTCCAGTATCAAGATATAATGATGCTATACTCATTACTCAAGGTGAACTGGACAAGATCAAATATAATAAACCATACGCAGATTAATAATATTTAACATAATATTAATCAAATTATGGAGGTGAAGTATGGAGAGTAATTTATACTGTCCATTTTCTATTAGTCCATTAGGTTCGTGCCCAAATTGTTTTGGTACTGACATGGTATTATTAGAAAAAGACATAGAAGCTTCAATGTTGTCACCACAAGGTGTTATAGAAAAGACCGTAAATATATCTAATGAATCTAAATTATTCTGTACTACATGTAATGAAGAATTTGACTATATTAGAAGAGGACTATTCTATCAACCTATAAGTGAGTCTGGTAAAAGGCTCAATGAAATAATAAAAAATGATAATATAGACAAATCAACCAAAAACCCATTCTCTATATAGAGAATGGGTTACCTTTATTATTTTCTTAGGAGGAAAATAAAATGTTAAAAAATGTAGAAGAAATAACAGAACCAACACTTTCAGTAGAAGATACTATAATAATTAAAGAATCATATTGCCCATTTACAATAGACGAAAAACCTCGTTTTGTTGAAGATAAATATACTGCATCTAATGGCATGGTTCTATCGTATAAGAAATTCAAAAATGCAAGAGCTATTGATACTAAGTCTGGCGATGGCGGAGGATTTATGCTAATTGATATTAATAGCTTTATCGTTGGTGATACTAAAACTCCGGCGATAGAATCGTTAGAAGATACAGAAATAATATGGATAATATCAGGAGGTGCTAATTCTAATGGTGTAAAGATTATATCCGGTAATACAGGAGAATATACTGTAGCTCTAAAAGAATTTGCTGCGCTACATCAAGATGCTTTAATATTAACTATTTCCGGAATTGTTGCAGAAGAGTCTTGTCATATTACTATTGACGATATTGCGGCTGATAATTTATATTATATTAGGGCCGGATTTGATAATGTAAATGATCACATTGCCCAATATGAATGCGGATATGTATATCTATATCATAATTTACAAGGTGTTGAACTTAAATATAATCTAGATAAAAATGCTATATTAAAGTATGGTAACGATGTGATAAGAATGCGAGCAATCTGCATCTAAGGAGGTACTAAATGTTTAATAATATTTTAGAAGAAGTAAAAACAGTTATAAAAACAGCTGAGGGTAATCCTCTAAAAACAAAGATCCCTAATTATATTGAAGATTGGGTGTTTAATGATTTAGGTATATCTTTAACCGACACAGAGTATTACAAAATTATTATACCAAATAATCCAAATAGAGTATATTTGATTATTAGGGATTTAGTAAAATACACGACATTAAAGAAAATGCTAGTGTATGAAATTCCACATACTGAAAGTATAAAACTTACAGATGTGGTAATATTAGATCGGTCTACTCTTTTAAATGGAGATAGAGATTCATTTATATTTATGATGTATTTCTTGAATAAAATGTTAGTTGAAAAGGATATTAATTTTAAGACAACAAACCCATTGTCTAAAGTAGTATTAAATCCAGCATTAATATCATTAAGAAATACGATACTTCTAGCGGCAGAATGTTTTCCGGATTTACCGGTAACTGGAACTAATTTTGAAAACTTATGTAAATCGTTGCCTGAATTGGGATTAAACTTAAGTCAGAACCATTTATTATTACTAGTAGATGAATTAGTAGATGATCCTAACATGCTATACACTGGAAGGATTAAAAGCGTAATTGTTGATCTGAAAAAAGAACAATAAAGCCTTCGGGCTTTATTTTTTATGTCGTGGAGGATTATAATATGTTTAATATAGAAAGACCTGATTTTTGTCCACATTGCAAAACACAGCGATGTATAGAACTATATGATAGATTTGATAATCCTATTAGGTACACATTATTTCTCAATTTATTTTTCGAGAAAAAAGTTACAGAATTGAGCAAAGGTTTCTATTATTTAAAATGTCGTAATTGTGGAGTATATACCGATACACCATTGTACACTTCAGATAGATTGCCATTTATGCCGATATCTAATATTAATTATAAATTATTTCTACTACAATATCATAAGGATAAAGGAGATACAATATGAAAAAGTATTACTATTTTTATTTACGTGGACACAGTGAGCTTCAATGGAAATTGAATGCACTGGTACAATTGGCGAGGCATTCACTTATAGGGCATGGAGATGATTCTAGCTTAGATGATATAATCAAAGCAATAAAACATGCTGGTAGTATACGATCGGTTATCAGTTCAGAATTAATGGAAAAAATTGTATCTGCATTTTTTATATATTTTGAGCATAATGAAAGTTATAAATCTTTTCCAAGAGAAAAGATAGATTTCGAATACCTAGAAACTAAAGAATCTTTAGAAGCTATTGGTAATGCCATAAATGGAGGATATCAATATAGACGCACAGGAAAATTTATAGTACTGGAAGGTACTGATGGAATTGGAAAGAGTACAGTACAAGGTCTTGTTCCATTATTATATGCATCGAATATGATAGAAACAAGAGAACCTGGAGGAACTCCTTTGAGTGAAGACATAAGAGATATGCTTCTTAGTAAAAAATATATTGATACATTTTCTAATAAGGCTGAACTATTATTGTACTATGCATCCAGAGTACAACATATTGAAGAAAAGATTATTCCAGCTAGAGAAGCAGGATATGATATATTCTCCTCTAGATTTTATGATTCATCGTATGCATATCAAGTTGCAGGTAGAGGATTAGATAAAATACATGTTGATAATCTTACTGAATTTGTATGTGATCATTTATTAAGTTATCCTACGTTAGTTATATCTATGTATGTTGATGATATTCAGACTGTACTGGATAGAACAGATATGCGTGGAGATGAAAGAGATAGATTAGAATCTGCCGGATTAGATTTCTTAAAAAACACAAATGAATATTATAAGACACTACGCCGTCCATATGGCAGATCTTCAAGTCTTGTTGAATTAAATTATGAGATTATTCCTATAGAATGTTCAGGCTCTAAAGAAAGTATTAGTGAAGCTGCTAGAACTTGTATAGATTGTCATTTAAGAATAAGAAGATAATAAATATGTAGAATACATACCTCTATTAGAGGTATGTATTTTTATTTTTATAAGTATAATAACTCTATATTAATATATAAAGAGGTGATTAGAATGAAAATAGAATATATAAAATTAATAAATTATGTTGGAATTTATAATGGTCTCGGTTTAGAGGATATAGAAATAAATCTATCTAAAGCTAAATCTAAAATAATATTAATTAGAGGATTGAATGGTAGCGGTAAGACTACTATACTAAATTCTTTGTCTCCACTTCCAGATAATAATGACAGTATACTTAAGAATAGAGAAGGAGTTAAACTTATAAAAATATCTCATAATGATTTTTTATATAGTATTAGGATAGATCATCCTGTTAAGACTAATGGTGAGCGTGGAATCATTAGAGCAACTATACAAAAAAGCTATGACGGCGGAAAAGATGTGGAACTAAATCCAAATGGAAATATAACCACATATAAAGAAATCATAAGTTCAGAATTTGGATTAGATTCTAATTTCGAAATATTAAGTAGATTAAGTACTGAAGATAAAGGGATAGCTAGTAAGACTCCATCTGAAAGAAAATTATTTGTTAATAATATACTTGAAGAATTGAATGATTATAATAATATTCATAAGACTATCGTTAAGCGTTCATCAATGTTTAAATCAATGGTCAATAGATTGGAATCTAAGATTGAGCGTATTGGTAACCCAGAAGAGTTAAAGTTAACTTTACAATCTATAGAGCATCGATTAGATTCTATGAATTCAGAGAGAGATAATATTAATAAAAGTATTGCGAATATATCTGCAGAAATAAATATGGTAGACCCAGGTGGTAATGTACAAGCTAGGTCTCAAGATATTTATAATAAAATAGAAATTTTAAACAAAGCATTAGTAACCAACGATAAAGCTCTTTCCAAGTATACAGATTTAAAAGATATAGATAATATTCAAATGATTAAAGAAACAGATAGAATATCTAGACAGCTTACAATACTTGAAAATCAAATAAATAATATGGAAGAAGTAATTACAAGAAATCTTAGAGAACGAGAAGAAGATATGAAAGAAATACAAATAAAAACTTCTAAATTAAATTCACTATATGATCAAAGTAATTATACTGTATTATTAAATGGTATAAATGAATTAGAAGAAAATATTAAGGAATGGAATTCTATACTCATTGAAATAGGTTATGATATAAAGGGAGAAATTAATTTAACGAAAGATGAGTATCTTTTAGGTATAAACACCTTGAGAGATATAAAAGAGATTATTGATACATTTAGATCTGGCATGGAGTATAATGTAATAGAAACTACAATAAATGAATTTGTATTAAATGGTTTAAATCCTGATAAAGAGTATTATTCTAAGATGGATGATTTAGATAAAATCAAATTATCTATTGAATCTTATAATTTAGAATTAAGCGGATGGAAAGCCAAACTTAATATAATGAAATCTTTAGAACTCAGACCAACTAATTGTAAAATAGATTCTTGTGCATTTATAAAGGAATCTCTAGATATATCAAAAGAAAATCCAGAATCTAGAATTGCTAAGCTTGAGGATCTGATTTATAATGTCACAAATGATAAGATATTATGTGAAAATAATATAAGTATTATACGTTCGATATTAGAATGCTATAATTATATATCTAGAATAGTAAGACTTATCAATAGTAATAAGAGTATATTATTAAAATTGCCTACAGCTGAGATGTTTACAGATTCTAATGAATTCTTAAAAAGAATACTTAGAAATGATAAGTTTAAAGAGATTGAAACTATACAGCAATATATACAATATTGTGACATATTTTCAATGTATAATATTTCTAAGAATAAGCTATATAGATTAAAATCCGATCTTAAGGTTTTCGAATCCAAAGAAGAATTGATAAATGAAATTTTATTAGATTTGGATAAACTTAATTCTAGAGTAGATACTATGAGTAAAGATATAGAATCTATAAGAAATTCTATATTTGAAAAAAGAAAGTTGTATCAAGATACCGATGATAAGATTAAAATATATAAATCTATTATAGAAATAGTAGCTTCTAATGAAACAATAATTAGTGAAAAGAATTTATTATTAACAGAGTTTAAACTAATTAAAGACTCTATAGAAGCAGTATCCTCATTAAAAAATACATTAAATCTACATATGAATAGATTGAAGTCTATAGACTCTGATATACCATCTGTAACTGAAGATAGGGATACTATAAAATATAATTTAAGACAATTAAAAGAATTCAAGATCGAGTACGATGAATATTTATTAAAGTATAATAAAATACAAGAAATTAAATTTCATTCATCTCCTACAACTGGCATTCAATTAATATTCATTAAATTATATATGAGTAATACTATAAATCTAGCTAATAACTTATTAGCCATGCTATTTGATGGAGAGTATTTTATAGAACCTTTTATTATAAATGATAGAGAATTTAGAATACCGTGTAGAGGTAATGGTGCACTTAATGATGATATATCTTCTATGTCAACTGGTCAAATATCTATGATAGCAATGGTATTAAGTTTTGTAATGCTTAAACAAGCCGCCACAGATTATAATATAATCAGATTAGATGAAATAGATGCTGGGTTAGATAGTATAAATAGGGTTAAGATTCTATTACTTCTAGAAAAACAAATGGATTTACTACAAGTAGAACAATGTAACATGATTTCACATAATCAAGAACTAGATATATCCAACTGTTCTATTATAATGCTTAAAATGGATGAAAGTGAGAAGGCTAGTATACACAATTCTGGAGCAAATATTATTTATGAGTACTAACATATTATTACATAAAACCAACTAGTAGTGTGTATTATAAAACATAAATTATTAGACCTCCTTCCTTCTCATATATTACCTTTCATGTGTTTTGATGATTTTCATGTGGGTTTTATAATGCACACTATTTTGATATAGAACATGGACCTAGGGTATTTCCCTAGGTCCATAAATTTGATCTTATAACATACCTATAAGGAATTTGACATATGTTCCTTAACATTGGTTAGGATTTTCTTCTCATGAAAAGGGTGTTGCTATTAGCAACACCCTCCTTTTTATGTTTAATATTTTTCTAATGAACCGTCATTACCCACTACAATTAGTTTATATGTTGTATCTAGATTAGTATTACGTGCAATCATGTTATTAACATCGATCATTGTATCTTCTAGGAACATATTGTCTGGACGTTCTACGTCTGGAATAGATGCCCCAGTTCGTAAGTCCATAACATCAAACCATCTTCGTCCACTTGACCTATCATAAACCACTACAGTTTTAATATTAGGGTCGGATTCATATCTCATAGTTTTCAATACAGGTGTCATATTTTGTTGATATTGTTGATAACCATATGCGCTATCTCCTAGAGGCGAGTTGTATACACCGTATCCTCCTGTAATATCCATAATGGATGGAGCGTTAAACGCTTGTGTTCCTCCTGGTGTAGATATAAATGCATTGTACATATCCAATATAGCACCATCATCATTTTTCTTTTCAGATTGAATGGTATTGAGATCTTTAAGTCTTTTAAGTTCAAGATTATGTGCCTGACTAATAGAGCTATTCATTTCACGAATAGCTGTAATTTTCGTGCTCATAAGACTACTGAGTGTATTGGCTAATTGTGGTATATAAACATACTTACCTTTAATTGTTTTTGATGCCCTTACAGTATCTAGATCGTGTTTAACCTCTCCGGCTATCTGATCTATTTGGCCTACAGCATTTCGCAGCAAAGCAGAAGTCTCATCATATGTATCCCCATAAGATGCATTTGTTTCCACCATACCAAGAACTCTTGAACTTGTATGGTCCTCTGTATCTTCAACTGTAACTATTTCTGCTCCACTTGGAAGAGTCTTAGTAGTTTTTTTCTTTTTCGGTTTTGTTTCTTCTACTCTTGGCTCTACCGAAGTAGATGCTATTCGTCTAAAGTCTATTGGCGCTCTTTCAATTGTTATCTCTTCATTTGGACTGTTCTCGATTACTATTTCAAACGGTTGTCTTGGTACCATAATGTATTACCTCCTTATAGATTTCATTTATATGTATGTTTAAAATATTAAATTTAATATATGCAAAAACATATATATAATGAGTAATTGTACCATTTTAGGTATTATTAGATATATCTTTGGTATATGGTTTAAATATAATTTTATGTATTATACAAAACATAAAAGTAATAGATATTATAGAAAGAGGTGGCATATTTTATGAAAGATTTAATTCCAGGTTATCCGGCCGGTTCGGAATTAATTTTATTAGATACGATATACTATAAATCAAAAAGACAGGAAGATGGAAAATATAGTAAAGATGCACTTACCTTAATACTGAAAGATCCAAATAAAAACATTAAATTTCAGCATACAATGATTGAGCCTACATATGAATTTTATGTAGCAAAAGATGATGTTCCAATAGATCATAATATGTTATTTATTGAGTATAGTAAGGTAAATTTAGTTACTGTAAAATATAATAATTTGCTTAAAGAATTGGCAACTATTAGTGACAACTTAGAATTCTATTATGATAACTTGAAAAGTAGAAACTCTAGAGCTAATAATATATTATTCACATATAAAAGAGTATTCAATGCAGATATGGATATTGAAGATAATATTAGGTTTAGATTCAATAGAACTTATAGACAACCTATAGTACCTATAACAAAATCTTATTTTGACATCGAGGTAGATACAAAACATATGGCTTTAGACTTTCCAGAATTAGGGGAATGTCCTATAAACGCTGTAACTATTTTAAATGATAATACTGGAAGTAAGCGTACAGACGTTTATACCTTATTATTAAGAGAAGATACTAATCCTCTAATAGCAGAGTTTGAGAGAAGTATAGGTACCGCTAGTGGATTTAGAAAATTTATGGGATATGTAAAAAATAAATTATTGGCATCCTGTGATAATAATCCTGATACAATTAAAAAATTAGGACTAGATGATTTAAATATCAAAGTTAGATTCTATGATGATGAAATGGAATTAATTCAGGATACAATAGGATTATTTCATATGATTAATGCTGATTATATTTTAGCTTGGAATATGTCTTTCGATATTCCATATATAATTGAACGTATAAGAGCATTAGGATACATTCCTGAAGATATTATGTCTCATCCAGACTTTCCAATTAAATCTGCATATTATTTTGAAGATAAATTTACGATGGAAGGTGAAATGAAGAATCATGAAGATCGAGGAGACTTTGCCAGAATAAGTTCTTACTCAGTATTTCTTGATCAACTTATACATTTTACAAGTAGACGTAAAGGTACATCTAAATTTAAAACTAATAAATTAGATTATATCGGTGAAGTTATTGCTGGTATTAAGAAATTGGATTATAGTCATATAACAAGAAATATTGCTACACTTTGTTATGACAATTACAAGATATTTACAGTATATAATATTATAGATACATTGGTATTAAAAGGTATTGAAAAGAAGACTGGAGATATAGAATTCGTTGCAAGAAAGTCTGCAATGAATAACACAAGATATTCTAAAGTTCACAGGCAGACAATATACTTAACAAATAGAACTATTAAAGAATTCTATGCAGAAGGATTTGTTATTGGTAATAATGTCAATAAGTTTAAACCTAAACCTACAGAGAAATTTGTTGGCGCAGTAGTTGGAGACCCATTGAATTTCGAACAAGATTACATGTTAACAATTCATGGAATAGATACAAGACTATTGGCAAATGCGGATGACTTTGACTTCTCATCTCTATATCCAAGTATTATGGATGAATTTAATCTTGCACCTAATACAGAGATAGCTAGAATAATCATGGTAGAACATCTCAATTCCGATTTCAATCCATTTGGAAATGATAAGTATACCACAGGCGGTTCATTTATTGAAGATTATATTTCTGAAAATATAATAGAATTCTGTAGGAGATGGTTTGGTGCTCCTGATATTAAAGAAATGATATGTTTAGTAAAAGAGTATTTTGATAATACTGGTAATAAAGATCAATATGGATATTATGATTATAAGACTGGATTGGTATCTCCATTTTATATTGATAGTGCTGGATATTCTCCATTTGAAATAATTAAAGAAGAGTATAATCCATTCTTTATAAGCACTCAAATACCAGAAAGAGGTTATGTATGATAATATTAGAAACTCAAAAAGTATTATTAGAAATAATTAAGCTATCTAATTCAGGGATAGTCATCTTTAAAGATGACGAATCCCTTTTAGTAAACTTTATTGATGTAGCATTTAATTCTTGCATGATACAAAAATTAAATGTAAATCCATTTAAAGGTTTATCTAATATAATATCTTTTACTACAGATAGTTTAGATTTATTAAAGTCACAAAAATCTGATATATATTTTGATGGACGTAATATAATATCAGGAGATTACATGGCTAAACCATTATCTGATAATAATAGTGTAGTTCTTAAATATATACATAATTTTAATATTGATTATAGTCTGAGATCATTAGATGCAACTATTGAAGATATTAAAGCAGATAATGCATTCGTAGAAATAATTGGTGGTAGAGCCGACGATGGGGCCACTATGTATCGAGTTCAAGGAAAAAATAGATTATATTATATGTCTATATATTCAAATATGCTCCCGATAAATAAACCAGATAAAGCCTCTTTAGATATTTATGATGATGGAAATATATCATTTATAACTAAATTCACCATTAAAAAGAAATTATTTACGATAAGTGTATACGTTAGATATGCACATATAAGAAGATAAGGATATTCCTTATCTTCTTATTAACACCATTATAATTAATGTCAATAACATCATATTAAGATTATAAAATAAAAAGGAGTTGATTATTTTGGCGGATAAGAAGGATAATAAATCCAATAGTAATGGTTTAGTTGGACGAGCTAATAATATCATAGCCATGCTAAATAATATCAGCAGAAAGACGTATTATGCTAATAACGATGCTAAAGATGCATTAGAAGTTATTAGGCGTAATTCTGACGACGCTATAGATAGGATTATAGATAAGACCATTGATAATAATGGTACGCGTATAGCTGATCTGTATACAAGAGTAGAATTGAAGAATGGTACTAAGAATAAAGAAGTAGTTAAACAAATGGAAGCTCTCTTCGAAGATAAAGCTTCTATGGATAGTATTATGTCTACATATATGGAAAATAAATATATTAGAAATATGGATGCAGAGATTGATACTATTTTGAGATACATGCCGCAATTACAAGAAGCATTAGATGCTAAGAAAGATAGTATATTAGCATCAGATAGTTTTTCAAAAGATTTTATTAATATAAATAGTGATACTATTATCGGTAAAGATAATGACCTTAATAGAAATGTAGATGAAATAAAAAATACTTATAAACTATCTGAACTCTTTGAAAATGCATATGATAATATAAGTAAATATGGAGAAGAGTTTATATATACTGTGCCTTATGAAAAAGCCATATCTCAAATAATTAAGAATACTACCAATGGCAAATTCCAACCATATAAGGATAGGACTTCTATTAAAACAGAATCTGTAGATGTAATGTTTGAAACTTCAACTATTAAGAATAATACAGAATTAATAACTGATGTAGCTGGAAAAATAACACTTAATTTTAACAAATCTGGATTTGTAGATTCCATTTTAAATGAGAGTACAGCTAAAGAAACGATTAAAAATGCACTTGTTAAAAAGGGTAAAGGAGATGATGCATTTGACTTTAAATCATTTTCGAACACTCCTGATGGTATCATAGACGCAGGCTCCAAACAACCAGAAATAAAAGTTAATGGTTGTGTTGTTAAAAAACTTAAGCGTGAAAATGTTATTCCTCTATATATTGATGAACTTTGTATTGGTTATTATTATATAGAAACAGATGGTAAAGATCTATTTGATTACATTGAAAATATTCATGATCCATTTAGTGGTATGAAAAATAATATGAAAAATGCCACATTTAGTACTAATAATATTAAAGATGATATTATTAAGAATCTTGCAAAAGACATATCTGAAAAGATAGATGCAGAATTCATCAATGCTAATCAAGATCTACGAAAAGAAATATATCTTATTCTTAAACATAATAAACTTAGTCAAAATCAAGCGAATAATATTACAGTTACTTATATACCAGCTAATGAAATAAATCATATGTACTTTAAGAAAGATCCAAAAACAAACAGAGGTATATCTGATTTGATGGGAGCATTTATTCCTGCTAAGTTATATGTAGCTATATATATTTCTAATGTAATAGGTATATTAACAAGGAGTCATGACAAGAGAGCATATTTTGTTAAACAGTTTGTAGATACAAATATATCTCAAAGTCTAATGAGTGTAATAAATCAAATTAAGTTATCTAACTTTGGTCGTAGAGAACTGGATAATCTTGATAATATCTTTAACATTGCCGGTAAATATAATGACTTTGTAATTCCTACATCTCAGGGTGGAGAACGACCTATAGAATTTGAAGTTATTGCAGGTCAAGAGATCAATACAAATGATGAGTTGATGGAAAAACTTGAAGATATGTCGATAAAAACTCTTAATGTACCAAAAGAGATATTAGATGCAAGTCAAGCTGTAGATTTTGCCACTAGACTTGTTATGTCTAATGCAAAATTCCTAAGACATGTATTAAAACGTCAATCAAGACTTGAAGATTTATATAGTATTGTAGCTACTAGAATATATAATGCTCATTATGCTACTAATGAAGAGATAACTATAACGTTGCCACCACCATCTCATTTACATTTAGGTAATATTAATGAATTATGGGTAAGTGCATCTACATTCATCGATGGTATTATTGAATTAGAAATGACTGATAAAGATGCTGAAAATGCAAGTTTTGAAAAGACTTTCAGAAAGAATCTGATGAGATACTATTTATCTACATATGTAAATTGGAAGATGATAGAGTCTATAAAGAAACGCTCGATCCTAGAGGCTGCTATAATTAATGGTCCAACGGAAGCAGAAGAAGAATAAAAAACATAAATAAGCCTATACCGTAATGGTATAGGCTTTTTATTGTATTATTTAGATACAGTAGTTCCAGTGTAGATGAATTTATCAGCATTTTTAACGATACTCATAGATCCTATCAAATCTTTTGCCATTGCATTAACAGCATCGCCTTGAACTACGAAACAGCTCATTTCCATTGTAACTTCCTTAGCATCATGAGCTCCTCTTTCAGAGTTATAGATGTTAAGTTCAGCTTTTGTTGGTTGAGCAGCTAAGATTAAGAATGCTTTTTCTACATCAAGACCAGTACTGTCAGTTACCCAGTAGATTAATGTAAATATTTCATTCTCGAAACCAGCGTCTATAATACCATCTTCAATCAAACCATGATAATGTTTGAAACTTGAACGTGGGTCATATAAACCTGTTAAGAATAATTGGTTAAATTTAGTAAGAGGCGCACCTGATTTCTCAGTATATCTCATACTAATAGTAGATGCGGATTGCTCTTTAACTTTGTTAATCAAGTTAAGTGTATTTAAACCGTCGTTGATTTCTAAAGTTTCAGAACTGATATCTTCGATACCATCCATACCTTTAAACTCATTTTGCATAATATGGACAGCATTATCGATTATAGCTTTGTACGCTGCATCTTTTGAACCTAACTTTTCTAAGAAAGTAGGTATAGCTAATACCGTCAGAAAGGAATGACCAGATTCGTAGATATCGAATTGCTCCAAATTACCAAAGTCAGTAATTCCTCTAAATAGGTTATATTTAGTTAACGATTTAGGTTGTTTTGAATTATTAAACATAGTCTATGTTCCTCCTTTCTAGTTTATAGCATAGATAGTGAAGTATTCACTCTCAGCGTAATCTTTGAATGATACCTGGATAGAAGCTTTAAATATTTTGTTCTGTAATGCAGTTGGATCTTTAATATATTCGAAAGTAATAGTTTTAAAGTTATCTGTAAATTTATTGATTACAGACTCAACATCTTTTCTATATGTTTCAAGATCTTCTCCATTTAAGAAGCTGTATCTGATTTTAGGACACTTAGTTCTAATAGCTTTAATAACTTCTTGAACTGCTAATACGTTATTAATGTATGAGAATTGACTAAGTTTATCTTGTGAAGTATATTGAGACTCGATAACAAGCTCATTATCAAAATATGATGCATAGTTGACTCTAAGATCAACTAAATCTTCTTTTTGATTTACTCCAGGTGTAATTCTAGGTAAATAGTTGATAGTACCTTTTATAGCATCAGCTATAATAGCACCATTAATTTTACCAGCAAGTGGTCGATGTCTACCATTTTTAAAATGCTCAACAACGATTTTAGATAATGTATACCCAACAGTAACTTGAACTTGTTTCTTTGAATAAGGATCGATAACATCATAAGATAACATGTTTGATGAAGAGTACATAGAAGGATTAACCCCTAACTCTACAGCAGCAATTTCATCGAATGTATTTACGAAACCAGAGTCTCTGAAATAGAATAAATCTTGTCTGAATTCAACAAAATCTTCAATAGCTCTTTTAACTGGTTCTGGATAATTAGCATCTACGATTGCGTCGATTTTGTATTCGTCTAAATCATAGATATTGTTTGTGATTTGACCTGTGAAGAATTTTACTAATTCTTCTTCTAATGCAACAGTATTGATAGGCTTAGATCCAAATGTACCATTAGATCCGTTAGCTAAACTAATACCATATACATGAGATAAAGATACAGATGCAGCAGATAAAGAAATAGCTTGAAGAGCTTTGTTAGCTTTAGTCTTGCCAAATAAAATATCTGTTGAATAAGGACTTTCCAATCCTGATATTTCTGTAATTTCATCAATAAAGCTTTCAGTATAAACTTCTAATACTGAACAACGAACTTGGTTCGAGTAAGTATTTACTACTGAAGCTATAGAAATATTTCTATTTCCAGTGATTTGTGATGGGTTGAAGCTGAAGTTTAGAGTTTCTAAAACACTTGTGTTTTCGATAATCTCTAATTGGTATTGGACATAATCATATCTTTTACTTTCAGCATAATCTGGAGAAATTCTAAATTTCTTATCTGAATCTCCACGACCAATATCAGTAACAACTATTAATGGGAATGTTTTATATCCATTAATATCTGGGGTGTCGCTGTACATAGCTTCAGCAGAAGCCATAACCTCAGTAATAGTTTTGATATTAGTTACAGATCTAACCTCGAATTTTAGATCTACTACATCTACCATTATAGCTGTTGCTCCAGTTGGAACAGTTGTTTCTGCTCCATCTAAAAGATATAAAGGTTGATTTAAAGAGTTTAATTTTTGTTGTTGAATAGCTTTTGTTTTTGCAACAATAACTGCATTAGCTAATAATGCATCTGGCGCTACTAATCTGTTAACTAAAACATTTGCTCCTGCCTGTAGCGATCTAGCTGTTTGCAGCATAGGTTGGCCATGTTTAACAAATGATACATTACCATATAGCTCTTGGAATTTAGCCCAAGCTACAGTATTTAATCCTTCTGGCCCTTTATCTGCTGTAATTGCATACATCATTAACGGTGCCCCAAGATTAGAATCAGCAGATTGACTAAACTCAGTGTTATCAATTACTTTGAACTCTGAATGAGGATACATTGTCCTACCTCCTTTATTTGTATTTGCTTATAGATTAATCCTAAGCTTTATTATTATGTTACTATCTACTTACTCATGAATAACTTTTCTAATGGGCTATATTTATGGTTTTTGTTGGTAATTGCATTGGCCATAGACTCATCCCAATTTTCACTAGTCACTGCTGTGTAAGGCGATATAATATTTGGAATCTCAACAATATTAATATTTTTGTATGCCGTCATATCTGTATTTTTAGAAAGTCTAAAAGGTACAGATAAATCATTTGGAGATCTGCTTAATTCTCCTGAAACTATACCAACAAGAGATGCTGGAACTTGATAATTTTTACCATTAATTTCAGCATTTCTTAAAATATATTCATGCTTCTTATCATATGGTATATTGTTAGGCAGCACTCCAGTTATCATCATTCTAAAGAATACTTCTACATAGTCTGGAAGTTTTGGAACTTTAGTAGATACTATAACCTTATCGCCTTTTCTAAATACCAGCAATCTATAATCAGCAACTTCATTATTTTTAGTCAATTTCAAATTAGTCTGTTTTCTGATTTCACTAGGTTGACAATTGAATACACTTGGAAAATTAAATAACTTTAATCCTCCAATAGGTTTATCATTTGCATCATAGATAGCATATGTAAATATACCAACTAATTTCATTAACTCTCCATCTTGTTCAGCATATCCACTATCAAAATATCTTTCTGGTATATAATAAATAATAGATCCTTCATTGGCAAATAATATAGAATTCTTTTCTCCCTCTTTAAGAAAACTTGGTAAATTAGTCATTTAAGATCACCTCCTTTATAATTATATGATAGTTAAACAAATAAAATAGAAGTACACCTAAACGGTGTACTTCTTATTTAATTAGTTATTTTTCATATCAAGTATAGTCTTCTCGATATTAGATACAAGAGTTTTTGAAAACTCTGTTTTCATTATATCGATATGATCTAATGTAGCAATACTGTTTATAAAGTAATACATGTAAGTATGCTCATGTATTCTTGATGACTGCATTCTTTCACAAGTTTTACAGAATAAAATTACAAACTTCTTAATGTCATCTGAAGTTATACCTGATTCCATAGAGATCTTTCTTTCAAGTATTGGAGCTACTATTCTAATATCACTGATATTGAATTTTGATATAGCATATTCTCTACTAAAGTGATTGCAGAATTTATTGTATTTCTTAAGATCACCATTAAGAATACCATTTAATCTACCACGACGACGATCAATTTCTCGATGTAATAATTCCATAGTATAGCTATACTCAAAGTATTTAGATACTAGTCTAAGCTGTGCGGCTTTTTCTGCAGCACCATTAGCTTCGATAATATCAGCCTTTTCTAGTAATTGTATTCCCATAATATCAGAAATATTTTGTGTATATAAATCTAAATATTCCGGTATATCCATCTCTACTGCAATGGCTTTTTGTAGGTCAATATAAGCCTGGTCCAATTTCAATTCAGTTTTCATCATATCTAAAAATGAATTAGCCATCATATCTCTAGCCATAGGAGTATTTTGATCTCTTGGTATTACTTCCATTATTTGTTTTTGTATTGGTTCTGGCATTCTAGAGTAAAGATTCTTAACTTTAGTTTCACTATCATCATTTATTAATGTTAATATAGATAGCATTTTTTCTAAATCGCTATCTTTTAAACCCTGCTCTTCAAAATAAGATTTCAATGTATCTTCATCTATTTTTACTGGATCTTGTGGTTGTTCTTCGCCATCTATAATATCTGATAAAGATACGCTCTCTACTGTATCTGCCTTTTCATCGATAGAAGTTATATGAGAAATTCCAGTAATAGGATCTACAACTATAGTTGCTTCCATCTCTTTAGACTCATATTCTTTTTTACTATCTTCTATAGATTGTAATTGTTCTGGTGACATATCTCTACCAGAATTTGATGGTAGTTCTTGATATTTTTTATCTTCTGGAGATATAGAATCTTCAATAAAATCTGCAATTTTATTTAAATCCTGATCCATAGCTGTTGGTATAATTGGACCATTCAAGACTTCATTAATAACTCCTGTATCTATGGTCATACCTAATTTATTTGCCATTTCTCTTACATCTTTTTCATTCATAGTTAGTCTTCTCCTAAACTTTTTATTATTCTATATTATCTTCTAATGATTCATCTTCAGCTTGTGGTTGAGATGAAAACATAATAGATTGTTTATCAGATTCTACCATAATATAATGTATTCTTAATCTAATGGCATTTATTAGATTAATCTTATTTGCAAAATTATTAACAGTGAATGGTCTAACAAATATTTCTCTAAACATATCTCCTTTAGATTCTACAATCATAGATAGATGCCTAGCAATATTTTTATCATCACATACGATATTTAAGATATCATCAAATTTAATATCATATGTAAATAGATAATCAATAACAGATTCCAGATTAGACTGGATTACAGCAATCTTTACATTGTTGTATGATTTCTTACCATAGATAGTTGAAGAGTCTTTATTTCTTTTCAATGCAGCCATCTCAAGGGCATTATATAAATTATTTTTTTCCTTTATTATTACGCCAGCATAGAATGAAATTAAATTCTCTTTAAATTTAGCAACAAAGAAATCAAATAAAGCCCAAGCTACAGAATAGTTATCAGTTATATCTGCTGTGGGTATTATTGCTAGATTATGCGCCTCACATATAATCTTTATTATAGTATCATATGTACTTTGTCTTGCAATTCTTAATTCTTCTGCAATACTTGGATTATTGGCCATTTCGCTATTAAATCCAAATTCTAATGACTGCACCGTATTTGGTAGCCCTATAAGATTATGACTGCATTTATTGATTATATTATCCTGAACAATATTCAGAATAAGATCTCTGTCAAAGTGCGCTAATATTATAGCAGACTCACCTTCACTTACCATATTGTAATTCTGCAAATTACTAAGCATGATGTATTGCCTCCTTTTTAATGTCTTTATTTTTACTATATTGTTACAAGCATAATAAATTCTGACATAGCCTAAACTATGTCAGAATGTTATTTAGTTATCATTGTAAAAATCTGTAAATAAATTGGTTGGTAATTGGACAATTCCAGTATCACGTTCACTTAGATCTATATGATATTTATCCTCATATATTTTTCTACCGAGTTTAGTGTTTAAAAGGTTCTCCATAGCCTGATTATCTTTTGTAGTTTCTTCTGCTAAGAACTTATCATACAATTTAGATTTATCTTTTAATATCTCTAATTGTCTTTGAACTACTTCATCAGATATTGTTTCTATTTCTACAGCAATATTAGTTTTATATCGCTCTTCAATCTTATCAATACCTTCTTCAAAATCGGCATCCGATTTAATAGATTGTTTTCTGACACCATATCGTTCCATGATATCTTTACCTTCATACCAAACATATAGTGCCATTAAGTATGAGAATATCTGGTCGTCATGTGATTGTGATGAATGTTCTATCTTACCGTTACGTTTTACTTCTAGACCTTCTAATTCGCTAAATATTATAGGAGCTATAAATTTATCTTTATGATGCTCCATACGCTCTCTTAGAATTTCCATTAATAAATTTCTTATTTCTTTACTAGAATCAAGACCATATACTTTGGTTCTTTGTGTAGTCTTAATAGTTGTTCCACCTTGACCAACACGTTCTTCAATAACTTTATCTTTGATCTCATAAAATAGATTTCTCTTAATGGATGTCTTCATTAATTTACTAGTAACTGATGCTCCATATCCGCCGTTTCGCTCTATATTAACTACAGCATTTGGCATATATCTTGTTACTAATTCATATATAACTCTTGCCAAATCATCTGTACTTATATAATTACAATTCAATGTAGCTACTATTTTAGTAGTAGTGGAATCAATTATAGTTATTGCAGATGAGTCTCTCATATATCCACCAGAAACGTCTACACCTATAATTGGAGGATATTGTAAATTCATTTCTTCATAAATATGCATTTGATAATAGTTTGCTAAAGTTATAGTTCGTATAGGTTCTTTAATCAACCCTTTAACTATATTTATATCTTCTTTCTTGAAAGGAGAGTTATCTGAAGTTTTGGACCACTCTAATAAAACTTCTCGGCGGATTGCACTCCAATCTTTTCTCATTGTAATACATAATTTTCTAAACCATTCTTCATTCTGTCCAAGTTGTTGATACGTATATCTAATATAAACAAAGTCACTATTAGTATTCTTACCAAGAAGATCTCGCAATTGATCTTCTCCTAAGTCATAGAATGATTCATCAAATCTAGTTGCTGATTCTTTAGTTTCATAAGCCTCTAGACCTTCAGTGGTAGTCATATCTCCAGGAGTTGTTGTTATCAAGATACCATATGGAGCATTGTTTCTAGCAGCATTTGATGCAGCTGTATTGAAGGCTGGTGTAGCTGATAAGTATACTATGCCTACATAAGGTATAAACGCATATTCATCGTACCATTGAATAGGTTGTGTACACGTGTTCTTCAGTTAGAGTCGTTAATTCTAACTCGTTCTCTTATGAACTGCTATATGTTACCATATAGACGAGACTATATCTTCACCCTAACATATCTCTTATAAATATGTTAGGGGCTTCCCATTTCCACTCACTTGAGTGTACTCTACTAGCTTTAAGTATATTTCTATACCCACCGAATTATTACAGCATCAGTGTCATTAGAGCATTCAGTTTCTTGAATGACGTAGCTTTCGATAGTCGTTGAACCTTATTCCTAATAATTATTAGGAATCTTGGCTGCTGATTGTCCCATTACATTTATTGGGAGTTCCCAGACAATTAAAGAAGTTTTTTACGCCGCATTACTACGACGAGAGGCAGTATTTAATTTACCTCGACCTAAACTATTTGCTAGTATTTTATTACGTGCAGACGCTAACGTTCTAATCTTATTCTTATTCGATGGATGTTCCAATGTCTCGACTGTATCTTTTGGTTTGGTATATTTTCCATTATCTCCAGGAATAGAATCCATTATTAGATAAGATGGTAATGATCCACGAAGCTCTTTAAATCTAGCTAAGTTCATTTTTGAGTCTTCATGCTTCTTATTAATAAACATAAACTCTGAGTTAGATGTACCAAAATTAAATACCCATAAATAACGTATCAATGCAGATACAGTCTTACCATTCTGTCTAGGGAACTCTACAAACATATTCCAGTTTCTTACAAATCCAAAGTTTAATGCTAAGTTTCCTCTAGTAAGTTTATACTTAGCACCAGAACCTATAGCACCCCCTTGATCGGGAACTCTTACTACTTCACGAATAAAATACCAATAATTTAGTATACATTCTCTAAGTATTCTTGCTTTCATTTGTTGATTTAATCTTGGATCTCTTGGATCTACACCTTCTAAGCCTTTATCTAATAATGCTAAAAAGAATGCATTCTTTTTGATACCTCTATCTTTTAGATAGTAGTGTATATCTAAGAATGATTGATTATTGGTCGAAAGATGGGTATGTACTACGTATTTATACTGTGGTGCGCCATTAATAGCCATATCATGTACCATCTCCTTTCATATGTTTAAATTACATATATGTTCGGATTAATAGTTTTGTAATAGTACCACATTTCAATGGTATATTATAGATATGAAACTAATAATATGTATAGCAATATACATCATTTTGCTATGATCCCGAAGATCTATAGCACACTTTCAAGGAGGACTTTAAAATGAAATATATTAACAAAATAAAATTAACATCAAAAATCATGGCTAGCGATAATGATTTATTTTATGAAGAAGCTAGGAAAATTAAAGATTTATTAGAAGAGTTTGCTGCGAATCAAAACATGTTCATTACTAAGTCTTCCGTTGAAGAAGATTTTGAAAAATTCATGAATGATAATTGCGATTTATCGCTAATATCGATCCGTGTAATAGATAATTTAATGTATGAATTTATAAATTCGTATGACGACAATCTATTCACTATGCCATCAACTCGACAAGTAATGATTATTCTTGCAAAAGTAGTTTATAGAGCTACTGCATAATTAGGAGGAATTTAAAATGAAAAAAAAATTCTTTTGAAGAAGAATTACAAAGATTTGATGTAGAAGTAAAAAATACCAATGATGAATTAGACATCAAACTCAGAATTAGTAGATATGCAACTTGCACTTGCTGTAAAGATTCAGCTAAGTGTAACGGAAACAGTAGGGTGCACTGATAGTGTATGCTATCAAGAAAAATTTGACCATTGTAAGAGAGGGAGGTTTAAAAATGAATTATATAAAAGAATTCATTAATGATAATCCATTAGACATTTTAAAAAATGCAATTCTTAAAAGAGATTTAATTATTTCCAAAATAATTAAATCTCTCTTAGAAGAAGTCAATATCCAAAATTATAGTGGTCACTCAATTGATTCTGATAATGATAATTTGGCTATATTTTTAAAAATAGAGCAACCGTCAGATGAATTATTAAAAGTGAAAAAGCTATTAATTAAAAGAGGCTCCGAATATAATAATGAAATTAATTCTTTAATTGTATTACCAAAAGAATTAAATTTCATAAAAGAATTAGCAGTAGATGGTTTAGAAATATCAACTATTATTGTTTCTACGATGGAAAAACCACCATCTAATATTCGCAATTACTATTTAAGAATACGTAATATATCATTAGTAAAATTTATCGAATATGCATTCGATAATATCAAGGAGGTATAAATAAAATGATAACGACACATTTAACAGGACACATGTATCGCAATTCGCCATATGAAACTGATAGTTCATGTGGAAATTGTAATGGGCAAGATGCGAAACCTGCACCAAAATATTCAAAGTCAATGGATTCAATAATAAATTTGATTCTATTGATAATGCAAAAAGATACGAAGAATCAATACACGCATTAATCCCAGAATGGGATACACATCGATATTTTGATGTAGATTTTAACAGATTCTTTATTAAAGATAAAGAATTACATGTTTTGGTATCTGCTAGATCTACAGAAAAATGCATTGAAATAAAATGCAATGTAACCAATTCAGATACTTATAAAGAGATTTATAAGGAAGCTGAAAAACGTAGACTTAGATATGAAGCTTGCGTATGCACAGACAAAGATTCTGAAGAAGAATACGAATGCTGTAAATGTGTAGGTTGCACCGATAGTTCTTGTTATTATGAAATGATAGATGGTAAAAGAACTAAAAAGAAATGGTATATGTAATAGCATAGTGTCAGGCATTTACAAACCTAATAATATAATTAGGTGTAAGAGCCCATCTTAAACCATTGTCTGACACTATATTATTTATAAATGTATTTACTCTGATATAATGCAGAAATGTATTATGTTAGAGATAAGTATATTTGCGTACTTAATAAACCAATTTTGCTATGATCCCGAAGATCTATAGCACACTTTTAAGGAGGACTTTAAATTATGAAAAGAACAATGAATGCAATTGATATGACTGTGACTGTAGTATCTTCAAAACCTGAATCAGATCTAAAAGATGAGTTTAGAAAACTAGTCGCTATTAAATTAGCGATTATGGCATCAAAAGAACGTAATAATGGCATGTCAATAATATTATAAGAAGGAGATAATAGAATGGCAACTTACATTAGATATGAAGGACGAGTGATGAGCATAGAGGAAATAGATATCCTCTATGCTAAATTATTTGCAGATAACAATGAATCAGATAATGAATATACCGAGGAGGTGGATGATGTTACTGTCCACTAAGATTCTAATATTACTTATTGCAACATCGACACTAATCATTTTACTAATCGGAATATTAATTTATGGTATAATAACTGAAATTATAATTCCAAGATTAAGAATATCCAGAATTAGATATATTTACTATATCTGTAAAAATGGATACACCAAAAGGAGAAGATAAAAATGGACACTACAGCAATGGATAAAATTATTAAAGAATGTGAAGAGATGGCTAATAGACCAATTGGTCGTAAATCTGCAAAGATGCAAGAATATGATAATCAATTAGCTAATCTTACACTTGGTTTCAATAAAGTAACATCCGAATTAAATCGTATGTTAATAAAGAGATAGGTATTTCCTATCTCTTTATTTTTTATAGAATCTAGTGTCAACTTGTAAATAACCAAAAATAAAAAGGAGAATGTATATGATGTCAACAATATTAGTATATTCAACAACTGATTGTGTAAATTGTAAACGACTTGAACATTATTTGGATAGTAAGGGGATCGATTACAAAATAGTAAATATTGACGATGATCCAGTAGAAAGAAGCTTTCTATTAAATGATCTTAAGGTTAGAAGTGTTCCCGTATTGTATAATAGCAATACACGTAACTATACTATAGGTTATGACGGATCCAAAGTGACACAGGATAAAATAGACAATCTGATTATAGATTTATAAAAAACAAAAGGGATGGTTGCCGTTAGGCAACCATCTTCTTTATTATTTTTTCTTTTTAAAATGTAAATAAATATCAGAAAGCTTTTTTTCAATAATCTCGTTATCATCATAAACTCTTTTACCATTGATATGACTAGTATCTCTAAGCGCCGGGGCACTACTGGTATACATCGCACCAGTTCCAGTTTTTACTAAATACATATTACCAGGTAATCTAAATACATTAGCTTCTAACATCTTAATCAAATACCTCCCATAAAAATTTTAATTATTTTATATTATCAATACCAAAGAACTTTTCAGTTAATAATATCAATGTAGCTGGAGTATACATATTGATATAAATATTATGCAATGCGGCATATGCAAAAGGTTTACCTTCACGCATTCTAAGTTGCATTGTTCTTAATAGTATGTTACTCATAGCAGTATATCCAGATTTTAAAAATATATTAACCATAATGCTATGAGTTTTATAATTTATAATCATTTGATGTTCCTCCCTATAGGTTAATCACGTTAGTATAATTTATAGATTTGTTAACTAATTTAATTCCTAACGATTCTAATATAGATGAAAAGTTAGTAAGGTTATCATTTATAATAGTATTATAATCTATAAATTCAAGTACCCAATCTGGAGTTGTAGTATTCAGCGGAATAGCTATAGCATTACAGTTTTTAAATTTATCATCACTCTTAAATAATTCAAGTATTCTTTGATAAAGTTCTGGATATTTATCTATAACGCATTCTGCTGTTTTTGGTGTTAGATTAATTTTGACAATATCTATAGCATTTCTTATATTCATGTCTATAGCTTCATCCTTTGGATCTCTAAGTATATTCCATACTAGCGAAGCCTTTATTCCAGCAGACCTCATAGGATCATCATAATTACTTAATGACTTTATAGTAGCTGGCTTATAGAAGTCTTTGCTTTTATTCGATAATGAGTTAAAGATATCTTTCTCTACCACCATAAGCTTTCTTATGACCTTTGTAGGACTCATGTTAGGATCTTTTAATATATCATCGTATAAAATAGCTTGTAATGCTTTTTGTGTAGTTTCATTAACAGAAGCCTTATCAATTGTCATTCCTTTTATATCTAGTAAATTATCTACTTTTACTCCTTCTTGTAGTTCTACAATAGAAGCATAGTTTTTCTTACCAGCAACAAGCAATAACGTTTTAAATAAGAATTCATTCTTCATATTTAATTTACAAACTTTACCGGGACGATATGTACCAGTACATTTTGTATATTCTACCATTGCACTATTAACCATCTTATTCAAACAAAATGCTAATATATTAATTATAGAATATCTTAATCCATCTTCTGCTAATATAGTTTCTTCGTCAAGAGATCTTCTTATCTCTAATATCTCATCATTAACGATATCATATTCTCTATCTATCTTTTCTAATGTAAATGGAACATAGGAATCTACCTCATTACCATCAATATTTACTGTAAATTTAAGGTCATGATTTTTTATTTCCATTGGAATATCTAATGTTCTCTCTCTCCAATATTTAAACCAAGGATCCAAAACAACTATATTAGAGTCTGTATCAATGATAGCTGTAACCTTTCTTGGAAGATATGTAAGTCTGTCTATTCTATCTATATAACCATGATTATAGAATACATACTCCTCTAACAATTCCCAGAATACTTCTAGTTCCACGCTTATCTCTTCTGGTATCTCATTAGGATTTAGATAAGGAGATTCTAGCATAGTTAATAATTTTATCATTGCAGTTTCCATAGAACTATTTTTCATAAATGCAAATAAATTACTTTTATAGAATAGTCTATTAAGATCTGTTTGTCCTAATTGGCACAACATCATCCATACAATAACTAAATCATCTTCTGTAGGTAAATAACCATGTCCACATGTTTCTATCAATTTTTCAAATACTATATCTCTAGAGATATCAGTATCTAGTATATTATGATCGAAAAATTGTCTTTTCTCTTCTATTACATTAGTTATATATTTAGTAATCTCGTTTAATCTTCGGAACTTAACATTATTCGCTAAAAACGATTCGAAAGCCATAGCAGCTACAGATATAGCACTTTGTCCAGCTGATGTTATACTAGCGGCAACATTAAGATTATAGAATAAACACGATGCATTTCCAATTGCTCCATATGTACCATTAGCATCAACTTTAGAAAGTGTCTGAAGTAGGTTATAATGATTAAACATATCTGAACCTTTTGGATATGTAAACATTGTCTTTTTATGAATTTTACGTTCTGCTAAGAATTTACTTACCGTCAATTTAACAAGAAGATTTTCTTCTTCTTCAGGTTTCTTAAACATAACTCCAAATGGTGTTACTATAGGATCCCTAGATAATATATATTCCATAGTATCTAGTAATGTGCTATCTATATTTTTATCTTTATATTTATTCTCTAATATAACTGCACTGTTTTTCATTTTACCAATCATTACACATTCTATAGCCTCTATAATTTTATCTGTAGTGGCTTCTGGGAATGCTAATCTCATAACTGTAAGCATCTCATCTTTAAATATTTGCATTATTCTGTATTCATTCATAGTAGTTACCCTCCTAATTATATTATTATTCTAAAGTTAACTATAGTATTAAATCCTATAATGATCTATATATGTATATACATGATTTGTAATACATTATATTTTCAAACATATATTATAGTCATGAATATAATATATTATTATATTCAAGTATTACCAAGTAGTTATTTTAAGGAGGAATTTTATGGTAGGTACTCTTAGTAAAAAAGAATTTGCAATAAAACTGATTAATAGCTTAGATATTAATGCTGTTAAAGTATTTTTATCAATGTTATCGCAACAACAAGATAGTTCTGAATTGGCTGCAGAACTATTTGAGGAATGTGGGTTACATAATGAAGGAGGAAATGAATGTTAAATTATTTAGAAGAACGATTAGGGCTAGAAATGATCAATCGACCCACAGTAGGATCTACAGTATTATTAAAAATTATCGGTTTTAATAATATAGGTTTATTATTAACTAATAATAATGTTGATGGGGAAGTAGTTGTACCCTGTGATATAAAAGATAACGCTATTACAAATATGCGTTTTAAAGAAATGCAGACTTTTGAAAATATTGATGATCTTGAAAAGATTATTAATATTTTAAAAGAAAAGAATTAATACTCTAATACATCTCTAAACCATAAAGTAGGTTATTAAATACCTACTTTATTTTTTGTAGCATTAACATATAATTAAAAATAAATCATTATGTTTATTAATAAAAGTCTAAGGAGGACAATGATATGTCAGTATTTGGTAGTGGTAGTGTTAATAATCAACCAGATTTAGTGTTAGAAGATGTAGAAGAGAAAGTGCTTCAGTCTATAGTTATGGCAGAAATAACTGCTGGTCTTAATGAAGAAGAAATGGGCGCGTTCTTAGAATCAGAAGAATATGCTGTTTTAGCAGAAGCTAATAGATTCAAAAAGAATACTTTAATCCGTTTAAACAAATCTGATGATTTGGAAAGACGTACAAGTATGGCAGCTTTAGCTTTAGCTAAAGAGTCGAATTCTACTGCATACAAGCAGTATGAAAAGTATATGAAGTTAGCTAAAAAAGCTAAGAAACAAATACTTTTAAAATATGATAGCAAAGGCGAGCGTATTGCTAAAAAAGCTCAACAAGTGTTTATTAAGAATCCAGGCCTCGAAATGACTGCAGAGAAATTCAAATCTGCTAAAGCGTAAATAAAAAAAGAAAAGTAATGGGGCGACCCATTACTTCTCTTTTTGTTTTTTAATTATATATTATATTAATGTAGATACTTGATTTTAGAATCTTATAGTATCACTAACTTACTATTAATAAGACAAGATGGAGGGTTAATATAATGCTTAATAAACTAAAGAATTATGGACCATACGCAGGATTTACAACAAGTGGTATAATGACAATAAATACTACTGAATTAAACATTGGAAATTGGAATTATCATTTCCAATCTATTTTAAATGTATTTAGAGATGGGTTGGGTGAAAAGAATACTGTACTAGACAATGGATTTATTACCGTCATATTCAATCACGCAGCAAGTATTCAACTTACCCCATATGATTATATTATTAATCTAATAATGTGGAGGCCTATACTATATATTGGACGTATTCAACCTAAGCATATAGTATTCGAGGAAAATATGACTCGAGGAGTTATTCGTGATTATATAAATAAATATATCATAGATACTCAAAGAAGTATTTTATCAAATACTAAAATAAATAATTTAATAGATGATACATTAGCAGCTATTAAATTTATAGATGAATTTAGTATGTGGATAGCCAATACAATAGATCTTGAAAGTGATGTAGCTCTAATGAGAAAGCATCCTGAAGTTAGAGATATATTAAATTCAACTATGGCTAATATCCCTATTGGCGAAGTCAATTCTAAAAGTATGGAATTAACTAATAGACTTATAGGATATATAACAGCTGAAGATAGTGACCATTGTATGAAGGATTATCTTCTTGCTCGTGAAGGTATAAAACCAAAGCAGTATAAGGAATATGCTGTAAATATAGGACCTAAGCCTGATGGACGACAAGGTATATTTCCAGCTATTATTGATGGTAGTTTCATCAATGGTGGATTACGAACAATATCAGATTACTTTATTGAAAGTAGTGCTGGCCGTATTGCTCAAATATTATCTAAAAATAATGTTGGGGATTCAGGCCACTTTGCTAGATTACTAGGTATCAACAATTCAGATACAATATTACATAAAGATCCTAATTATATATGTAATACTAGAAACTATGAAACAGTAATAATCCGTAATATAACTATGCTAAATAAGTTTAAGCATAGATATTATAAATTATCTGAAAATGGTGTTGAACGTAAAATAGTTCCAGAAGATGATAAAGATCTTATTGGAAGAGTAATTTATCTACGTTCCCCAATTACATGTGCGTCTAAATCCAGAGGTGAAGGTATCTGCTATAGATGTTATGGAGATTTAGCATATACTAACAGAGATATTAATGCTGGTAAAATTGCTGCGGAAGAACTATCTTCAATATTAACACAAATACTTTTATCTGCAAAACATTTATTAGAGGCAGCTGTAGAAGAGATTAAATGGCCAAGTAAATTCAGAGATGTATTTGATATCGATATTAATGTAATCAGTATCATTGAAGATCTGGAAGAGAAGTACGATATAGTAATTAATCATGATGCTATCACTGCAGAGAATGAAGAAGATGATTTTGATTTCAATGAATATTTGATTGATTTCAAAATTCAAGATAAGCGTGGTAAGTTATATGATATAGCTACATCAGATGGTAGTAAACTTTATATAACCAAAGAATTTAATGAAATCATTAGAACTCATATAGTTATAAATGAAGATACTATTATCATTCCAACCACTGAGCTAGCGGACTTATCATTATTTGTAGTTAAGATTACTAATAATGAACTTTCCAAGACTCTTGTTAAATTGCAAAACATCATCGACTTGGCTAGAGAGATTGTTCAATATGATAGAAATACTATATTGCAAGCTTTTATAGATACAGTTATAGATGGAGATTTAACACTAGATGCTATTCATTGTGAAATCATAATATCAAATCAGATTAGATCTGGAGATGATATACTTGAATTTCCTAATTGGGAATTGCCAGGTCTAGATAATCTAAATCCTAAAGATAAAGATTACCAGATACTTACATTAAAACAATCTTTAGCTAAACATCCAAGTTTGGTAGTAACACTATCATTCCAAGATGTATCTAGGCAACTATATAATCCACTTAGTTTCATAAAGCATAAGACGTCTTTAATGGATGTATTTTTCCAAGTATCACCGCAAGTAAATATAGCAGAAGCTAATAAAATGGAGGAAGAACTAAATGCTAAAAATAATAACAGATGAGGAAACATTGAGATCAAAATGTAGAGTTTGTATGCCATTTGAATATGAGAAGATTAAAAAAATCATAGCTCATCAAATGATAGAAACTATAAACTCAAGTGGTAATGGTGTTGGATTATCAGCACCTCAAATTGGACATAAGATGAGATTCTTTCTAGTTTATCTAGGAGAGAAACGCATCCCTACAATATTTATCAATCCAACTATATTATCTTATAGTGATGAAAAAGAAGCTGGCGTTGAAGGATGTTTATCTTTTCCAAATCATTTTGGAACTGTTACTAGATCTAAATCTATTAAGATGAAATATCTTAAAGGAACTAAGATGGTTATATCTGAATTTGAAGATTTTGACGCTAGGGTTATACAGCATGAATATGATCATTTAGATGGTATATTATGTATCGATAAAATGACAGATTCATTTATAGAAGAACCTTTAGCAGAGAAAGCCAAGATTCAGACATTTGAAGAGATCAATCCTATAAAACTTGAAGGTATCTCTGCAGATTTCGAATAGTATCTAAAGCAATGATAAAGAATAGGCCTGGGCCTATTCTTTTTTTATTTTTTATCTAATTGTCAACATCTATATAAATACATACAGGAGGAATAAATATGGAGATAAGAAGTGTAGACAAAGAATTGATACCAAAGATAAATAAAGCTATTGGCTTAGAACTAACCGCAGACCAGATAAATTTTATTACAAAAGGAATTAATACGTATCCTGTTAACACAAGACAATTAGGAAGAACTACTGCATATATTATAAAACTAGCTCTTGATGATATGGTTATAGATCTTAATGACATTAGATACTATGCAGATAGACGTGGGAATTATGAATACAATATGCATTTTAGACAAGAATTTGTTAGAATTTATTGTCTATTGCGAGATAATGGATTAAAAGTTTGTACTATATTAGATAGGGATATTAAACCATTAGAGCGAAGTGTATTATTTTTTGGAGGTGAAAAGATTGAGAAGGATAATAGTGAAACACAGTGCCATACACATTACAGATTATAATATGGGTGATAATCCTAGATTTGAACATGTGTTTTCAATATGGGATAAACTCACACACCAGTATCATATAATAGGCTTAATATATAATGCTGAAAAGAAACTATTAATAGTACCTAGAGGATTAGATATATTCTATTTAGAAAATACTTTTGGTATTAATGCTGAACTGGATACTGATCATGATCCAATGGAGGTACTAGATACAATACGAGTAAAATATAAACCTAGAGATACAGTACAAATATCAGCTATAAACTTTATGATTGGTTCCGAGAAATATAGAGCAAATGCCAGTAAATCTCAGCTATCCGTTAATCTTAGTACAGGTAAAGGTAAGTCTTATTGTTCTATAGTCACTAGTGCTATAATGAAATTAAGAACAATGATTATAACTTCATCTGTAGGGTGGTTAGAGCAATGGAGAGATTATATTGTTGAATATACAGATACTCTTCCTAAAGAAATATATATGTTGGTAGGATCATCGACTATACATAGATTACTTAAAAGTGATATATCTAAGTATAAATATATTCTTGCGTCACATGCAACTCTTAAATCTTATGCTTCTAAGTATGGATGGGATGCAGTAACTGAATTATTTAAATATACTAAGATTGGTATAAAAATATATGATGAAGCTCATCTTAATTTTGAGAATATGACCTATATAGATGCGCATACAAATACATATAAAACATTTTATGTTACTGCAACTCCAGCTAGAAGTGATGGAGATGAAAATATAATATATAAATATTATTTTAAGAATGTACCTTCAGTAAATCTATTCGATGCAGATGATGACCCTCATACTCATTATGTATCTTTGCATTATAACAGTAAACCAACTGTTCAAGATATATCGGGTTGTTCTAATGTATATGGATTTGATAAAAATAGCTATTCAAAATACGTAGTTAGACAGCCTAGTTTTTATAAGTTGTTACATGTAGTAATAGAATTAGGTATGCGTAATCCAGGCAAGGTTATATTATATATAGCAACTAATGATGCTATAAAAATTATATATGATTGGATGCATTACAATTATCCTGAGCTTAATGGTAATATTGGAATATATACGTCCATTATCAAAGAGAACAAAGAAAAACAGCTAGAAAATAAATTCATACTATCTACAACGTCGTCTTTAGGTGCAGCTATGGATGTAGATGGACTTCATATGGTAGTAGTTTTAGCAGAACCTTTTAAATCTCCTGTAATTACTAAACAGTCTATGGGACGTACTAGAGCATATGACACATTCTATATTGAAATAGTAGATAGAGGATTCCAAACAATAAGAAAGTATTTTCAATCTAAACTTCCTATATATGAGAAATATGCTCTATCAGTATCTAAGATAGATATTAGCGATAAAGAATTAGATGATAGAGTTAACGGTATCATGATAAATAGACATGGAGAACTATACCAACCATTCACTATATATAATAATATAAAATCATATGACACTGAGAATCTCAGATGTCCATTCACTATAGTAAATTAAAATAATGGATTGACTTAAATGTCAATCCATATTTTTTTGATTATATATTATAGTAATGAAACTTATAAATTGTATATGAATTTTGCTATGATCACAAAGATCTATAGTACACTTTTAAGGAGGAATTAAAATGTTTTCTGCAGTTAGTGAAATGTTTGATGATGCTAATGAGCACATTAAAGAATTAAAAATTTGTAATGAGATATTAGTAGCAATAATATCTGGGGGTACAGATTTTTATGAAATCTGTAAGACTTATAATTGTACTAATTTAGCTTCAGTAAAATTATTGATATGTATGAGTATGGGTTTATATACTAATATATATCATCCTGAAGAAAAATTTATAGCTTCACAATGCATTACATCGCCAGAGGTCTATAACTTAGCAATCCTGACAATGAAAGATAACTCAGATTTTCAATCATGCATAATGAATACTATTAAACATTGTATGAAATTTTCAGTAAATAAAGAGGAGGCAAAAAATAATGAACGTTAAATTTTATATTCATCACAACAATTTTGACAAATTCATGAATGGTGAACCTACACAGGTTCGTAGCGCTACTGATAAAAATACAGTAGAAATAAACGCTAATGCAGATGAGGTTAAATTAATTAATTATAATCCTATGATAGATGTGTGTCATGCTCATAGGATTATTACTAAACCCTCATATATTAAAGAGTAGTAAGGGGGTTATATTAATGAGAATGGAAACTCTCTTTATCCAAGAATGCTCCAGGACAGGAATAAAATTTTCTATAGTAATTGAGGGTCATACCATAGATTTTGAACCTATGATTTCTAATCTTACAAAGTTTAGAATAGATGGTATATCCTACGCAGTAAATAATAGCGATTATATTTTCAATACAAAAGTACTTATTGATTATATATTGAATGTATTAACTACTGAAGATTTAGCAAAGTACTTTGTAAAAATAAATAAGATTGGAGGAGATGATATGAATAACTCTAATGCTTATGAAGATGACAACAGTACCTATGGCGTAGATACTAGTGGTAAATAAATATAATAAGAGGTATAGCTATTAGCTATACCTCTTTTATTTTTTATACTTCTACATCTGAAAGATCATGTGATTCTTCCACTGTTGGAGTCTCAACCACTTCAGTAGTATCAATTGCAGCTACTTGTTCAGCTGCTATTTTATCAGCAAGCTCTTCAATATCAGCTAATCTCTTAGCTTCAATTTCATCAGCTAATTGTTGTTCTGCTGCGATTCTATTAGCTTCTTCTTCAATATCAGCTAATCTTTTAGCTTCAGCAGCAGCTTCCTCTTCAGCTAATCTTTTAGCTTTTTTAGCAGCTTCTTCAGCCTTTTTGTTATTTTTTTCAGATTTAATTTCAACTGCAGGATCAGCTAAAACAATAGGGTTTTTATAGTTAGATAAGTCTAATCTTACTGGATCTTTAACACCTTCCAATATTTCTTCTACTTTAACACCTTCTACTAAACAGCTTCTAATTTCTCCTGTAGTTAATTTAATACCTTTTACTACACCACTAATGGCTGGGGTAATTGACATAATAATACCTACGGATTGTAAATTTACTAATCTAGTTTGTGACATTTAAATGTCCTCCTTTAATTTTTATTAATTTGCTTCCAAGAATTCAAAGAATTCTGCATCTGATTCTGCTTCACTGATGAAAAATGCTGTTTCTAGCATATCTTCGTCGTCATCATCATGATATGATTTAAATCTATCATCATCTTCATAATCGTCACAGTCGAGATCATCATCATCGAGATCATCATCATCGAAATCATCATCATCGAAATCATCGTCTTCATAGTAATCGAGATCACTATCATCATCGATATCTTCACCAATAACAAATTCTGCTTCAAAAAATAATTGTGCATCTTCAGCTATAAGTTTATCTGCTCTACTATCTAGGTCTTGTTGATATAATTGAGCTTCGAAATCATGCATATAGATTAACCACCTTTCATCAAAAATATAATAAGTACTTTATAGATATGTTATAACGCATCAATTTTAGCTTGTATAGATAATAGCATTTGCTTCATCTGATCAACTGTTAAATTTGTGCTGTATAACTTAGTATAGCTATTATCGCTTTTTATTAATAGCGTATCTATTTTACCATTAATACCTGACATATTTTCTATCTTGGTAGATATAGCAGATATCTTATTTTCCAATTCAGTAGTATCTACATCTACTGTTAAGTTTCCTATCTTAGTACCAAATTTTTGTGTATTCATATCAATACGTTCTATTTTAGTATCTAAACTTCTAAGACTAGGATACCTTCCTGGAGTTGGATCTATAAGCATAGCATCACGTATAGCTTGTTCTTGTTGAGATGTATACAGTAATGAGGTTCTAATAAATTCTTCCATCATATCACTAAGAGCGGCTCGTTGAATTTCTCCATAGTTTATCGTGGTAGCTGTAACTAGTGGAACCATAGAAACTACAGTTACTGTATATTGTCCATCAGTACTAACTACTGGATTTGTTCCATTTGTAGCAAATAATAAACCTCTTACTATTAATTGGTGGTCGGCCTCTTTAGGTTTTATTTTCCAATCATTTATAAGAAAGAAGTATGGCTCTATTATTTCATTAGCTATTGTAGCTTCACCACCTATAACATTAAATGCTGGTAGATATTTACTATTATCATCCTCTAGAACCCATCGTTTCCATTCAGAATATAGATCTATTACTTTTAATTCTTCTACATGATCTAGGCATCGTATGACTTTAGAGGGACCATCAAAAAATACTTGATCCATAATTAATATCCTCCTTCCCTAGCTACTACAGCTGATTGGATCTAAAACTAATTCTTTGTACTTATTTCGTATTATTAATGTTTGATCAATTACAGCTTGTAGCTTAATATATTCATGCGGATTTCCAATATTTTTACTTTTCTCTTCTTCTAAGCGCAATAAATCTTTGTCTAGGAAATTTAAATATATTCCCCAATTCATTAATTTTACTGTTTCACTCATTGGTAGAAACCTCCTATACCAGTATTTTATATTACTTAGATGTTTACAGAATTTTCAAATTAAATAGGGTAGCCTTATAAGGCTACCCTATAATATTTTAGTTCATATAGTTACGTTCTAGATTACCAACCATTGAAAATACATTGTAAACTGATTTTTCAATAATACCTTCAGCTTTAGTATATTGAGTTGTACCTAAACCTTGAACTACTACTGTAACTGGAACTTGTTTGTCTGCAGAACCTGCACCACGTTGTTCATTATAGTTATAGTCGTAATCAAATGTAACCATAGAGTTTCCACCAACAGAACCAGTAATATCTACATTGCTATTGTCTTTAACTAATACAGCATTTACTGTACCATAGTTTTTACCAGTTGGAACTGAAGCAGCTGAATCATTGGTAAAGAACATCCAGTATTTAGCATTTGCATCATTTCTAATATTTTCATTAAATTTGATAGTTCCAGCAGCGATAAATGGATGAACTAATTCATTACCAAGATTGTCGCTAAATATGATACTATTGATATCAATAGATCTGTAGTTATCAATATATACTCCACCAAACATAGTTGTTTTAGTTTTAAGAGTATCAGCAACGAATGCTAATAATTCTTCTGCAGTGTCTCCACGTACAGATATACCCATAGTATTAGCATTGATATTTCCAGAACTTCTTAATTGGTATTGTACATATTCATAGATTTGTTCCAATGTACCGAAGTTACCATTGATGACAATACCGAAATTTTTCATAACGCCATTGATTTCTCTTTGTACTGGTGCATAAGTGATACTCATACCATCATATAGAGCATCAGTTAATATAACAGCATCTTCAGTATTTACTTTTGTATCCACTTTATTTGTTAAAGGTAAAGTATATGATTTAAAAGTAAGTGTACTGATATTTTGACTTACTACTAAGTCAACAGATCCGTAAGTTTTTCCTTGTTCTCTTAAGAATATTTGGAAGAAACCTCGATGATCTACTGCTCCATGTGTTACGTCGCCATAAATTTTAATAGCTTGATTTACAGCTCCTGTAGATGGTACATCAATAGGATTTTCAACGCCAAATGGATCTTGTAAATAGTATGCTGTATCAACATCTGCATCTTCGAAACTACCTAAAGATGTGATATTCATATACTCTTCTAAAGATGCCCCAGCTGCATTTTTAACAGCCCAACCGAAATCTTTTACAAGATTTATAGTTGATTGATTTTTGAATATCCAGCCATTGATAAGCTCATATTGCTCGCCATACGATTCAAATGGGAAATCTATTTTGATTAAAGTTACATCAGTGTTCCATTCTTTTTTGATAAAAGAATATAAACATTGTAAAGATACTCCAAACTCGGTCATTTCGCCAGTAACTACAAGTTCAATTGTTTTATTTGGAATACTTATTACTACTTCTTGACCTTGATGAAGTTTGCTTTGATCTACAATTTTCATTTAATTAATCCTCCTTAAATTTTTTATAATACTTGCATTAATACTATAGTTAAGATTTGGCTTACAAATCTTCTATATGGGCCATATGGATATTCTGCTGTAAAATTATATTCATACCCATTATTCATTACTCTTGTAACCTCTGCAGAGAGATCTTGTAATGTGAAATCTACTGGTAAATCCAAAATCGCACCAGTACATGTACCTCCAGTTGACATTGCTACTCTGTATTTTAGCATAGATTAGTCCCTCCTAAGTACAATTGTTAAGGTACTAGATACAGCTCTCTTATAAGGGCCATATGGGTATATTGCTTTAAAACCATACTCTTTTCCAAATTTAGATTTTACGGCATCGTTTACATCCGCTGCGGTGAAATCCTCTGGAAGGTCGATCGTTTGATACAAATACAAACTAGGTGAGCATAACACAATCGTATGTGTATTCATTTCGTAATCCTCCTTAAATTGATTTGTTATAAGATGCTAGAGCACCAAATATCATTATATAATAGTTAAATCAAATCCTAATAGGATTATCTACACATATGATAATATTTGACAATCTTGTAAAGATACAGGTTCAACATATGTAACAGCAACCTTCATATTATTTTCTTTAGTATACCTATTAACTATCCAAATACTATTATTAGTATCATCTCCAGCCAATACTCCAACGAAATAAGTATATAGTATATCGCTATATGTTGAAAGTACTTGGGTACCATATGTTACATTGGTTACATTCATATCCGAATTAAGTTTTGGTATTTTTGCTTTTCCTGTTAATATATCTTTTATAACTTGTTCTACAGCAAATATCATTAATGGTATCAAATAAAATAATCTTTTAGTATCTTCAAATACCATCTGATCAAATATTAGTAAATCTTCTCCATTATATACTTCTTTATTAAAATATTTTATGATTATATCTTCTATTGTAACTGTAGAATAATTATAATCATATGATATCGCATCATATAGATCCATATGATAAATCTCAAAGTTCTGAGCTTCTGGGATACCTGAAGTTTCTGGAAGATGTTTTACTTGATAATATGATTCTTGTCTATTATAAAAAATGGACAAAGGCTGATCTATCAATGTAGCATTTCCATGCAATGATTTGTTAAGTCTTCTAGCATCTCGTAATTCCATAGATCTTAGAAAACTTTTATCATAATCTAATGGAAAGGTTTTAGGTAAGGTAGTTTGATGCACTATGTTTACAAACTCATCTCCGCCTTCCATTAATCTATTCTTCATTATAAATTCTATCATGAAAGGATCATAGAATAAATCACCAGAATCTGTATATGTAAAGGTTTGTACCCTTGTATTATAGAACAAGTGTTTATAATACTTTTTTAATTTATTCAATATTTCTTCTAATCTAACAATGTATTCTTTCTCTCCAGATTCTATTATTACTTTAAAATCTGTACCAACATTATTGACTATCATGTCATAAGAACCTATTACTTGATCTAATATCGATTCATTAGACATTGCTGCATATTCATATTGAATCTTGAAGAAATTGGCTCCGGATTCTAATGTATCAGGAGTTGAATCGATTACTTTAAAAAGATAAGTCTTATTTAAATGATTAATCTCGAAATAATCATCAGGTATTGGAATAATACTATTAGGTAGAACTATAGCCTCTCCAGTAATTTCTGAAGATTGCATACCAAAATCGCCTATTTCCATTTCTGTAAGTATTTGAGATATGCCGTATAAAAAGAAATTGTTAATCTTATTAAAACGTATTGGCGAATTTGTTCCTCTTATAGATTCGGCAATTTTAAGCGCTTCATCTAAAGAAGATGCTTCTATATTTTGTTTGTAATAAGTTGTTATTGTTGCTACCTTTTCAGAAAAAACATAATATGGGTTATTTAGTTTTTTCTTAAATCCATTAATTAGTGAATCCACTGTATCTACATAATTAGTATTTATGAATTTACCACCCATTTATTACACCTCCTATAAATTCTCTATTACATGAATGTTCAAGTTACATTATACATATTTATAATCATTTCATCTAATACTAAGTAGTGTGGTTAAAATAAATAAAAAATAAAGAAGATAGCCTAAGCTATCTTCTATATTGTGTTTCACTAAAATATTCTGGAGCATGTAAACTTTCAGCACTTATTAATTCTGCTTTAATATCAAACAATTCAGCAGTTTCCATAAGCATTACAAATTTTATCCAAGAAAAATATTTCATCTTGTATATCACTCCATCTACATAAACATAATATGCTGAAACATATAGCTTTAATCCAGTTATAGGTTTATGTATCATTGTGTATACTGTAGCTTTAGGGGTTCTATTAAAATATAATTGATATGTCTTCTTTGGTAATGGATCTAATAGTATAACTAATTTGCTAAAGTTTATAGTTGTAACTTTTACTCCTTTAGACTGTGCATTTTTTATAGTCCCTAAGTAAATGCGATATTGATAACTAGACTGTAGAACGATATATATTACAATAGTAGTTATCAGTACTAAAATTATTATTGATTGATTTGTCACAATAATCTCCTAACGTATTCATTTATTTTGTTACATGGAACACCAAAATCTTTTTCACCTATATAGGTATTAGTATGTACATATAATGGTATGTTCAATCCATATAACTCATCAGCGATCTGTTTTATTTTTTCATCTGTCATGTCATTATCTTTATATATATGAATAACTACATTTACAAGTTTCACTATTAATATAAAGTATTTTATGACACCAATAAAACTAGAACCATTAACTGATGCATATATATTCTCTCCAACTGGTTTTGGTATATTAAAATATATTGATAATATATCGAATATACCTTCAGATAAATGAATATTTATAGGTAATCTAGAATTTAGATTTATTTGTGTTGGTATAACATAGGTTTTCTTAGTATTATCATATTTACCAAAGATATTATAATTTACATATCTGGTATTGATACTATCATGTACTTGCCCTTCACCTGTTATCATCCGTAGAGTAACAAATGCATTATCCTGAGAAATAAAACCTACAAAGTGTTTATCTAGATCTTTAACTATTTTTGGATGTCTTGTGATATCTTTAATATCATTAGCTTTAAGAAGATTTATTAAATTTGGTACTATTTTTAATGATACCAAATCATTATAACCTAATTCTACACCAATCCTATCAGATATATATTTAATTTTTGCTAGAGTCTTATCCGAATGCTCTATGTTTTTATTTACTATTCTATATACATCTGTATGTACGTATAGTCTATTTATAGGTAATGACAGAACTCTAGAATTATGTTTAATTATTGCAGACATAGATTCTATATCATGAACTCCAATTACATTTAGTATTTCAGAATTTAATATACCTTTAACTCCGCAAGATGCTCTAAAACATAAAAACATCATTGGTGCATCTTCTTTTAAACTTACATAGAATGATCTTTTATTTCTATCATGTTCTGAATCACCACAAAATGGACATCTTGACTGTAGCTCTGCACCGCCAGAGGCGATTTTAGCTAAAGGAAGGGATACTAGTAAGGATTGAGTTATTATCTCTTTTTCAGTCATAAAATCACCTCATTTCTAATATTATATTCTTTTTAATTTATTTAAAATACTGTTGATAGAAAAATGTTTTACTATAGAAAACCGATGATCTGGATAATTAGCGGTGCAATCCTCTATACAATCTGCACCTTTCATTACATTCTTATAGAGAACTTTTGTTGATGGTCTTCGTAATGTTGATAAAATATAAGTTCTATTCTCTTTCATTCTACACCTCCAGTACTTTTCTAATATTAACACTATCGTCAAATATACTATATCTAATATCATATAATTTTTCGATAGATGTAGAGTGTATATCGTCTGGTAATAATTCTGTAGATACTATAGG